ATGTTAGGACTTGGAATTACTATTTCGCACTGTGATGCAGTTTTTATGTTACATAGTTCACAATCATGTGATAAGGTATATCAGCAGATGTATCGTTCAATGAGTGAGGATAGTGACAAGAAAGTAGGTTTTGTGATAGATTTGAACATAGAACGTGTAGTTAATACTTGTGTTAACTACAAAATACAAAAGAAAGGATTATCAGTTGAAGAACACATAAAATATATTGTTAAAAATGATCTTATTAATATTGATCCGGACTATTTTAATTCTCGTAGCCAAAATGTTAATATGATTATTGGAAAGTTATTAGAGAGTTGGAGAATGAACCAGGCAAACAGTGTTAAGATTCTATTAAGAGATATTGAATTCATGGTAATATCATTATCCGCAAAGGAGCAACTTATACTTAATAATAACTTTAATGCATCCTCTGATGAAAAAATTAAAACATTTAAATTATCGTTAAATGATAGCGGGCAGCATTTGAAATCTAGAACAGTTGCTGAAAGAAAAAAGGAAAATGATGAGTATATTGGAAACCTAGATGAAGACTTGCCAGAAATTAGTGTGCAGCGAGATATACTACCATTTATGCTACCATTGGCATGTTTTTTAACACTTGATGATATGAAGACTAATTTTGGCGGAATGTTACTAAAGATTAAAAATAATCCCGAATTATTAGAAGTATTTAATGATCAGACATTTACATGGTGGAATAGAAAAGGATTAATGGATATTATGAGATGTTTAGCAATTAAAATAGATGATGAGGAAATTATAAAAAATATATCATTGCGGATTAAGATGGAACTGGTATCTCTGATAGATAGGCCACAGCAATTATTAGAATTCATTGATAACTCACTAAAGCCAAAGGAGATAGAGAAGAAGAAGTTTGGTGAGGTATTTACACCAATGAGCTTATGTAATCAAATGCTAGATAAATTGCCAAAATCTGTATGGAGTAATCCCGATCTTACATGGTTTGATCCAGCGAGTGGAATGGGCAATTTCCCCATTGCGGTATACCTGCGATTAATGGTAGGATTAGCTGAGAAAATTCCAAGTGAAAGTAAGAGAAAGAGACATATATTAGAAAATATGTTATATGTTAGCGAATTAAGTAGAAAGAATATGCTTATGTACAAACAAATAATGGATATCGGAAATAAATATAAGATGAATTTATACTGTGGTGATTTTTTAACATTTGATTCGGTTAAACAATTTAAGCTGAAATCATTTGATATTGTGATGGGAAATCCGCCATATCAAGATGGGAGTGGAAGCCGTGGTAAAAATCACACATTATGGTCGAAGTTCTTAGAGATAATATTGGATGGAGTTCTGAAGAAGAATGGGTATTTAGTATTTGTTCATCCTAGCTTGTGGCGCCAGGCGGATCACCCATTATTAAAACTGATGTTATCACGTCAAATACATTATTTAGAGATCCATAATGAACATGATGGAAAGAAAACATTTGATTGTGCAACAAGATATGATTGGTATGTACTGCGCAATCGTCCATATGAATTAGAAACTAAAATAAAGGATCAGGATGGAATAATGCACAAGATTGATCTGCGAGGTTGGCCATTTATTCCTAATTGCAGATTTGAAGAGATCCATAAATTATTAGCAACTGGAAAAGATAAAGGAGTCGATATATTGTATAGTCGTTCTGGGTATGCAAGTGATAAAAGATGGGTTACTCGTGAAAAGAGTAGCACAAATAAGTATCCTGCTATATATTCAGTAAATCGCGCTAATGAGCCCACGATTTTCTGGTCATCTATTAATGATAGAGGACATTATGGATTAAGTAAAGTTATATTTGGTAGTGGTGCTACAGGTTTTATAACTGACGAGAAAGGAAAGTATGCATTGACACAATATGCATATGGTATTGTTGATAAAATAGAAAATCTCCCTAAAATTTTAAAAGCACTTGAGAGTCCACAGTTTGGAGATTTAATTAAAGCAATCTCAGTAAGCACAGCTGAAATAAATCGCAGAGCTCTTAAATATTTTAAGAAGGATTTCTACAAATATTTCCAAGATAAGCCATTATCAAAGAAAGAAAATATAAATAGTGATGATGAATCTCTGGAGAAAGAATTATAAAAACATAATTATTATAAAATTATTCTATCATATAATTAATATAATAGATAGGCCACAGCAATTGTTAGAATTCATTGATAACTCATTAAAGCCAAAAGAAATAGAAAATTTATTATAATTAACTTGATTGAATAATATGATAATTCCAAATGGCAGGAAACAATATAGGAGAAATATACCATGCATCAGAATTATCTCCCCAAAAATAAATATAACTTTCACCAGTTGACGTTATTTGAGTTGTTGTATAAAATGGATATAATTTTTGTAGCCTATTGGCTTCTAAGCTCGCAGGAGTCCAAATTATAATTGAGTTTTGTGTAAAATAAGGATGATACATGGAGCCTATAGCATAACCCATATTTTTTGGAATACCTATATAATTATTTGTAGGATTATTAATCTGAAATCTACCAGCACTACATGTTGATCCTGGCAATATAGTAAATACGTCAGGCTGCGGAATTACCGCTACGTCGTAATTATTATTTGCAATTGGTACATTTAAAATATTTCCATAAAATCTCCCAGTAAAAATATTAGCCGAAATATTACTAGTATTATCCCGAAGTACAATACTATTTGCGACACTAATAGTAGTTGCCGTACTTAGTAAAAGATGGTCATTATAAATATCACTTGCAGCGAGAGTTATTAAAGGTGAACTACTTGTAGCAGGAATAGTAAGATTATCCGCATTTACTGAATGAATAGCATTGTTCGCACTTGTTGCATTAAGATTACCATTGCTATCTCTTAAAACAAGAGTGTTAGCTACACTAGTAGTTGTTGCTGCATTTAGTACAAGATGATTATTATAAACATCATTTGCACTGACAGTTATTAAAGGTGAACTACTTGTAGCAGGAATAGTAAGATTATCTGCATTTATTGAATGAATAGCAGTATCAGCACTTGTTGAATGAATAGCATTATCCGCATTTGTTGAATGAATAGCATTATCCGCATTTATTGAATGAATAGCATTATCCGCATTTATTGAATGAATAGCATTATCCGCATTTACTGAATGAATAGCATTGTCCGCACTTGTTGCATTAAGATTACCATTGCTATCTCTTAAAACAAGAGTGTTAGCTACACTAGTAGTTGTTGCTGCATTTAGTACAAGATGATTATTATAAACATCATTTGCACTGAGAGTTATTAACGGTGAACTACTTGTAGCTGGAATAGTAAGATTAATAGCATTATTTGCATTTATTGAATGAATGGCATTATCTGCATTTATTGAATGAATGGCATTATCTGCATTTATTGAATGAATGGCATTATCTGCATTTATTGAATGAATGGCATTATCTGCATTTATTGAATGAATGGCATTATCTGCACTTGTTGCATTGAGATCACCATTGCTATCTCTTAGTACAAGACTATCTGGTACATTGGTAGTTGTTGCTGCATTTATTATAAGATGATCATTATAAACATCATTACTTGTTATAATAAATGCAGGAGTTGTAGGTGTTTCCTGAACTAATAATCCTAGTGCACTTATTGAGTTAATTGCAGTATCTGCATTAACTGAATGAATCGATGATTCTGCAGTTGTAGCTTTTCCATTTAATGTGGCTGTAATAATATTGGCAGTAAAATCTCCATTTATATCTTTAATTACAAGAGAATTTGGAAAAAATGGAAATTTTGTTAAAACTGACATAGTTACTATATATGTTATTTAGTTATTTTTGTAAATAACTAAAATTAATAGATTAATTTAGTAAAATAATGTTTAAGCTCTCAAGACATGGTTAAGATCGATTGTAATTTTCTTAGCCTTATCAGGGATATTTCTAGCCTGTTCTCCAATATCGCCATAAATATCTCTAATAGTGGCCATAGTTTCAGTTAGAATCCTTACAGGATTTTTTCCAGCTGTTTTAATATGTAATTTGATCTTTTGGATTTGGGGATGTTCTTGGAGATAACTCTGATGTACAACATTTTTAGTATCTAATGAAAGCAAGTAAGTAAGTAACTCTCCTAATTCCGGCCCTTCATTATCAAATGTGAAATCCAATACTATACTTGAACTATAAGCATCAATCATAGAGGACAACATTCTAATATTTCTCCTCATTCGAATATTTACTAATTTACATGCTCGAATAATTAGTTCTTTTTCTGAAATTTGTCCAAGTGAGCGTAATGTTAAGGTTGTAAATCCATCCTTATTAATAATATCAATATCGCCAGCCTTCTTCTGAACCACTTCATCTATTTTACTGCCCACAAAAGCATTAGATACTGGATTCCAACAATTTTGTAAATCTCCAAAACCAAGAGCTGGCATCATTTGCATTGAAATTTTTTCATTCTTTCGCAATTTAAGTAAGAGGATTGGATATTTAGGATCATAAAGCTTTACTTCCTTATCGTTCAAATAACATTTAAGATCATTCGTCGTAACATCTCTCATACTATCTTCAGTATGTTCTACATTTAAGGATAATCTAATTTCTTTTTTATCATTTGGATGACGAGGATAGATTCTATCAGCTGCAAGTGTACCACAATCTCCTTTTACATAAGGTTGATAAGTTGGATCAAGTACCATAATATCTGGTACAATACCTGGTACTGGTAATTGACACATTCTTCTATGAATGTAATGTTCGTCAAAACAACTAGTATTTTCTGCAATACTAATTTGACCATATCCAATACCATATGTTACTATTTTTGACATAATTACATGTTTAATAATAGATGGAATAATTTCATCTACAGGGCGATCCGCTATTCTACCATTTAGGGATACTTTCAATTCGGTTCCCCAGATTTCATGATTAGTATAATGTGTAGCATTTAATGCAAGTTTCCAAATAACATTTGGCTTAATATTAGATTCGAAAAGTGCAATCTTCTCATGTTCAGCCTTTTGATCCTGTTGTAATTGGAGGATCTCCGCATTTAGTTTTCCAGAATTTCTAATTTGTGTCATGATTATTTAGGCTTGTTATTAAGATAATATAGCCTTTGAGTTTAACTAATGCATTCAATATTTATCACTTTTTAAGTATATTTTAATAGAATAATTATATTAAAATTAAGTATTTTAATATGATTTCATGTTATTTACAAGGTTGGCTTGTTATTTCTTGCCATTTTAGCGTTATAATACTCCTCAGATGGTAACATAAGTCTGCCGCCATTTTTATTATTTTCCTCACATTTCTTTGTGATTTCCTCAAGCAATTCAGCATCTTTTGCTACTTCTTCACGCACTGCAGCATCTAGGGATCCAGAACCAATGCCTGCGCCAGTAGAACCAAATCCACCTTTACGTTCAGTATCCTCGTCAAGAGATTGAACTTCGCATACATCGATAATGTCAGCTCTTTCCATGATTAACTGACATACAGATGTTCCAGCCTCAAATGTAACTGGAGCATTGCCATAATTAATCATAATCAACCCGACTTCCTTTCGGTAATCTTCATCAATTACTCCTGCACTGGTAATCGTTGTAGTTTTATGACAGACTCCTGATTTAGGAGCAATGCGGCCATAATATCCTTCAGGAATAGCAATAACAATTCCAAGCGGAACAGTGATTTTGTTATTTGCAGGAATGGTAAATGCAGCTGGAGTATAGAGATCAAGACCAATTGATTTAGGTGTACCGCGAGTAGGAATACGTGCACCAAGGCGAGTAATCTCATTAGTAATAGGATCTCTGAGGATCATTGCGCGCAATGATGGGGTGATTTCGGCACCAGTATCACCAATCTCTTGAGTTGAATTAGTGTAAAACCAACTCAATACATTCGATAGCATGGATGTCATTTTAGATTATTAGGATATTATAATATCTTAATAAATGTTTAAGCCTATAAGTTCATATCAATTTTTAATATCTCTTAATTCCTCATTTGTCTTGGAGGAGGCTGGCGACGAGTTTCTTGATATGAGGATTGTTGAGGAGCCATTTGTCTATTATTTTCCATCTGTTGGGGGGCAATTCTTGTACTCATTTGTTGCTGATTTGGCATCATTTGAGACTGTTGGAAAGTATTTTGCTGGCTTATGTTATTCATCATTTGAGGAGGTCTCTGCATATTATTAGGTTGTTGATTCATCATTTGAGGAGGTCTCTGCATATTATTAGGTTGTTGATTCATCATTTGAGGTGGTCTCTGCATATTATTAGGTTGTTGATTCATAGGCATCATTTGAGGAGGTCTCTGCATATTATTAGGTTGCTGCCCAAGTGCCATTGCAGGATTATATTGCCCATTTTGAGCTGCCTGCTGCATGTATGCTGGATTTTGCATAAACATACCATTCATTAAGGCTTGTTGTTGCTGAATCATTGCATTCCTCTTTTGTTCTTCTTGAATAACTGCATTTTGTTTTGCTTGCATTTCCATAATCATTCTAGTACGCTCATCCTTTCCCATATCAACTTGTAATTTATTTTCACATGCTTGTAAATAATTCTGTTGTTGTGCCAAGGTAGCCAATGTTTCTGAATTTTGATTAGGTTGATTTCTCCAAAATGCAATGTTTTGACGCATATGATTAATAGTATTGAGACGCGATTGATATTCAAGAGGGATTGCTGGTGGTACAAGTTCAGATACAGTTGTAGTTTGACTCTTTAATTTCTTCATAAATTCGGCAGTGTCAATACTACTGATACTTGAATCGCTCGATAAATTATCATCCGATAAATCATCATTTGAATCAGAGTCTTCATCAGAATTTTTATTATATAATTTATTATCACTCGATGTTTCCTCAGTATCACTAGTAACTAGAGTGGATAACTTATGATTTTTATTAATAACTGATCCATGATGATGTTTCTTTTTATTTGAATGTTTATTAGTATTGTCTGAATGTTTGTTCTTTTTGTGAGAATGTTTACTTTTTCTACTAATATGTTTGTTTTTTTTGTCAGAATGTTTGTTAATATTCTTATTGGGCTCATATTCAGAATTTTGCACCATTGTATTATTCGTTGTGTTTTTACTTGGTAGCGAACAAACACCATCAACACATACTACCTGAGATGATTGGTTTGGTAGTTGTGATGATTGAGATGATGATTGTGCGGCTGGAATGCGGAGTAATGGATCATTTAACATATTAGTAACAGCTTCTTCCATCTTCTCCAAACTTCCTTTAATAATTGCTGAATGGCCTCTAAAGGTAATTATGAAACTAGGAAACTTGTTATCAACTTGACGAATAAGATCCATTTTATTATCGAAATCGTCAATACAAACATATATGCAGAATACTTTACCAATAGTTCTTTTCGCATAATCAATGAATTGTGGCTTCATTTGAGTACATGGTACACAATTATTCATTGATACGAGTACAATGACTGGTTGATTGTTTCGATGTGCCAGTAATAGAGAAACAAGATTCTTTTCGATTTTTACCTTACGGAGGTTAGGGATATCAACAATAACTCGACTCATGCTTATATGGATCTATGAATTTATACAGAACAGTTTAGACGTATTAATACAGAATTTTAATAATATAACTGAAATGATACAGCTATACGTAAGCTGAATATTCAATAATAAATTATTGAATACAATATTTTTAATTACTTGCGATATATCCAGAATTTACAATCATTTCTGCTGCAATATCTGTATTAAAGAAATCATCTGCGCCACCAATATCCACGATACTCGTCAGTTCTTTCATATCAAACTCATCATTTTTGAAATTTACATAACATTTAATACATCTATCAACAAGATCAATATGTTTTTGTTCACTATTACCACTTGCATCAAATAGCATTAGCACAATTTCTCTTGTCTCCTTAAGATCAGAACCATCATATTTTACGGCAACCTGTCCTTCAGTACTTGGAACAATAACAGTAGAACTTGATGCAAGATTAGCTGCATATTCTTGAATGCGATCTACTGCAGCAGCTAGTTTTGGATTAGCAAGAACAATTGGTTCATTCTTAGCATATGCCATGATAGTAATAAATACATCACGAATGCTGAAATTGCTGTAACGAGGAATTTCTTTGAATTCAGCACCAAGAGCATTAAAGGTTTTAAGCAATCTATCGATCGGTGCCATATCATTTGGTAATTCTCGGACAGTATGCATTACTCGGATCATTACTTCACTTGCAATATCGCTTGCCTCAATTTCTTTTGTTAATTTGCTTTCATCAATAATTTTCCATGTACTAATAGTATCTCTTCCATTTGCTTCTAGATTATCAACTGCTTCATCAGTAAGTTCTTCTGGTGCAGTGGTTGTATAGGAAATAATAGGGATGATTATTTGTCTAGTTGCCCACGATCTTCCTCCAAGTGCAAGTTCTCGCTCAAGTTCTTCTTGACCAGATACAGTAAGTACAATCACATTATCTCCTGCTGCATTCTTGCCGGTTTTGCAACCAGGGTGACTAATATAATGCTTCATTTCATCAGGAGTTGGATTAAATCGAACAATTGGAATTTTGCGAGTAATACTTGAAATAACTCTACCTGGTTTTTCTTTTTCTTCTGTTAAATGTTGCATATCAGGGGCTTCATATTTAACTGTAAGAGAACTGCGAATTGCAATATCTGATCGAACTCCGCCAGCAGTGACATATTTCTTAATTCCAACTGCATTTAGGAAATTTCTTAAATTCTCAGATTCAGCAGCAATCTTTTCATCAGTTGCTTTAGAAATCATTGTATTGAATTGTTCCATTTCTAAAATAGTATTGCCAAGACCACTGCTATTAACAAAAAATTTAATACCGGTACATAACATTGGGGAAATAATAGGGCCATCATTAAATAGACTTCGTTGTTGTCTACCAAATTGAACATTCATTGAATTTTGATTTAGGGTCGTTGTGCTTAACTCACGATGCACATGTTCAGTTTTATTATGCCAATTCTTTTCCATAGAATATGATTCGGCTACAATATGATCTAATGTTACAAGATCTTGACGACTAAATTTAATCCTTTCTAACATTTGTGACCACATTAATAGACGAGGCAAGCATTCAATAATAATAGGAGTTGCCTCGCGATTACGATCTTTCATTTTATCAGAATCGGTATTACTTTTTCTTAACATAAATGTCTTAATTGTAATTCCTGGCAAAACACAGATCATTTCATGATCACATTCTAGATTTGTTTTAGGTGTCATATCTAAAATCTTATCAGTTTGGTCTACAAGATTATCTGCATACCAACTTCTAACACCTGAAATTGGCATTTGATCATTTTGTACAAGTTTTACAATTTCACAAATCCCATACTTTTTCTCAGGATAAATGGCGCCTAATCCATATACTAACTTTTTGAAATATACCTCAAAATCTTTTTCTCGTTCAAGAATAAGTTTTTGAACTATAGCAACCTTTTTCCCGATGACAGTTTTTTCATTTTTGATGAAACTCATTACTAACTATAGTTATTGTCTCGTAATTAAACCTTGTGATTGAACGAGTTGTTGATTTGTTGTCGCATTATATTGATTAAGTTTTAACTGCATATTTGTTTGCCACATGTTGTTAAAATATCCATCTTGTTTACTTCGCTCAGTTTCAATTATTTTAATACGTTGGACTTGTTCATCTTTATTCATTTTATTAGATATTTCTGGAGTAATAATTGCATTATCTCCTTCTTTTTCTCCATGAGCCTGATAATTTTGAGGCAAATGACCATCATTTGCAACTAATGTATAACTATCAGAAAAGCTACCCATCTCCCTTCCAGAATACCCAAGTAGACCATCCTCTTTTGTTGAAAACTTCAATCGAGTTTCCATTAATTTAGCTTCATATGCTGCTTTCATGGTTTTTGCAGTTTTATCGTTCATTTGCTTATGACTCGATAATGTCTGTGCATATTCAAATGCTTTCGCACCAGTTAGTAATTCAGACATACCAACAATAAACATGGAGGGGTAAAATTGTAACATTTTAGGAGGTTTTCTATTTACACAATCAATTAACTCGAAAAAAACTAGGCATTCTCCTTGTTTAAGAATAGAAAGTAAACGTTTGCTTGGTGTATCATCTGAGCGAAAATATATACGATTTTGAGGTGTATTAGGGGCGGATGCAGACATATTGATTAACTATAACGGGGGGCGAATTTACGATTGCGGTGGCAATCGCATAAATATCTAGTAAAGTAAGATATGCCAGAATCTTTTTGGTTTGAAAACCCAGATGTTCTATTTGATGGTTTCAATGGAGATGCCTTCAAGAAATTTATCCCAAGTTCCAAAATGAATTTTACCGAGAGACTAAATGCAATTACTCGCTTTTGCATATATCTCTTCGTACTCCTTTTCCTTCTTTCGGATAGTGATGTTTGGATGTATATTCCTCTAATTGGTGCATTAAGTATGATTTTGGTATGGTTTATCAGGAGAAAATTCAGAGCAGGGCATAGTATGTTCTCAACTCAAAGAACTTATGAAAATGCCTCCTCATCCCCTCCTCCCCGACGCCGCAGACCAACTTATCAAAATCCACTTATGAATCACCTCCCATCTGACTATGAGGGAGATGAAAGTACATTACCTGAGCGTTTGGAGATGCAACCGGAGGCATGGGAGAGAGTCAAAAAGGATGTAGATAAGGAGTATTATGGTAATATGTATAGAAACTCATCTGATTTATATGAACAGGAGGGGTCTAAGAGATCATTCTATCAAATGCCATCAACCACTATTCCTAATGACCAAAATGCATTTGCCAAGTGGTGTTATAGAGTTCCATCAGTCTGTAAAGAATCAGGAGATGGATGTGTAAGATATGCTGATCCTCGCAATGAGCGCCGTATTGCTAGAGAAGAATATGTGATCTAATTATTTAAAATATAGTAACTAAAAATTAGTTACTATTATATCACGATTTAGTATAATAATCTTATAGTCATTAAACAAATATCAATTAAACATACTAATGGAAAACTTGTACCATCATTTTCTGTCATAATGGCATAAATATTATATAAAATGCCAATAAACATAGTTGTCATTGCACTCAATATATGTTTTGTGATACATGCATCCTGGTTATTAAATGCAGGATCTGTTGACCTGCGATTATATTCAATGGATAACTGACTTAAACTACATACTAAAATTCCTCGCAATATATCTTCTTCTAACGAAAATAAAAACCAAATTAAGATTTGTGGAGAATAAAAAATAAACATAATTGGAAATAAACTCCAAAAAAATGAAACTATGCGAAGTATAGATAAAACTACTATCATTGTTTAATTTATATTCGTTAATAATATTTAGGTTATTATCTATAATTAATAAATCAAAAGTTTGTAAAAGTCATTTCGTAGAATAATTTGTTTATGTGCAGTTACTGCTCCATTTTCTGCTCCTCTTGCGCGGACATGTGTTCCACGCATCCTTGGCACATCACATTATGACCACAGTGTGCAAAGAATACATCTGCCCACTTTTCCATACACACCACACATACAGTTTTATCTCCATTATAATTCTCAGGCACCTTGCCACTGCATCCATGAATCACATGCTTTGGTAGCATTACATCACCTGTCTCTCTACATGTTGGACACTTTATACTATACACCGATCCCTGATACTCCATTGCAACTTTCATTTGCAACAAATCCTCATTTCGACGCGATTCTTCATCTTGGCAACGCTGCCACTGTATTTCCAACAAATTATCTGGATTTAGTCCCTGTTTATGGTGATTTATAACTTCATGTTTTTCACGCTGAATTAATAATTTATTTACTTTATCAATATACACTTTACTCTGACTGTAAAGCTCAAAATTCTTCAGATCCTGGTGACAAATTTCCCGCATTCTATCACTTACATCTTTTTTTGGGAAAAGTTTAATAATATGGCAGCGATAATGATTAGGATGAATAAGTCCCTTCAATAAGAGAGTTGTTATTTGAATACGCTCATTAGGAGATTTATTTTCAAGTAATTTAATAATATTTTCTCTTGTATGATTCTCAATCTTCTGATTATTTTCATAAAATACTCTTTCATAATATAGCGGATGTATATGATGCCCTGCGCATAATTCTAATGTTTGCCTGACACTAAATTCTAGGGATTTAAATTCTTGCTGTAATTGTTGAGGGGAGGGAGCGGCCATGGCGATGTGAAAATGATGCAGATATCTAAATATATCGCAATATGGAATGTGATTCTTCTTAAATTTACTACAGCAGTCCTCATGAGATTAGAATTTCAATTTTTTCACTAAGTTATATGTATAATATTAATTATGACACTTTTTAGTATTTTTAATAAAAATACTAAAATCACTTTATTTAATTAGAAAAAATATGTATTATAATATTTCATTTGTTCTTTTGGAATACCAATAGGGGAAAATTTAACTTTCAAGATTTTATCAAATCCTTCTTTCATTGTTGGTTCATTATATTTAGCCTTTAGAATTTTAAGTACATGTACTGGAATATTTTTGTTCCTGATATTACATCTAAAACCAATATTATGTCTACATACATCTAATTCAGTCTCCATGTTATAACATACTACTCGATAACCATATTTTTTAGCTAGAGTTATCCATTTAGATCTTGTACCAGAATCAAGATTTGTATTATCAACCACAATATGATTAAGATGGATAGGAATTGGATTTTTATCTGGATCGGGTATTCCCTTGGGAGATGCCATTACAATAGTTGCCGCTTTAAGAGATTTAGGAACACCTCCCATTAAATCTCCATTTGCCCTAAAACATCCTCGTGCCTCGAAAAAACATCTAGCATACCAACTTTTACCACATCCTGGCAATCCAATTAACATATGCATCGTTGGCACAGTATCACTCCATCCCATTAAAAGTGTGCGGAGATAAGATGATTGAGAATTAAAAAGTTCTGATATATTTGGATATTTTAATGTAAATTTAACAGGAGAGGCCTTCATAAATACTTCTTCTGGTGTGTAAAATGGTATTCCTAAATTTAATGCAAATTTACGATCAGTGTCTGCATAATCGCCTGGTCTTCCTGCTGCATCACCGCAAAAGAAACTCCCTTTTGGAGGCCAACTGTTACCACTTGATAATATGTCACTAATACCAGTACAAGGTTTTCTATACTCATCATCAGCAGTTGCAGCAAAAATTACTAGAACGATACCTAATTGCTGAATGATTGCTTCAAGTTTTGATTTCCAGCAAGATTGTATTCTTTTCTGATTAGAAATAATTATAATACGATACTTCTTTGCTAATTTTTGTATATTTTTAACCATATCGGGAAATGCCCATTCCCAATCCTCTGAATCACCTGGACGAGGTAATTTTCTACCATTCTTTGGGCGAATTATTGTACCATCTAAATCTAGCATTGCAATGGCTTTTGGCAGGGGCTTTTCATTTATATTCGAGGATATTGATTTTGCCATTCCACATAAGATTGTACCATCTTGGGCCCATTGTACTCCTTTACTCCGATATACTGGATCATGTAATGCTAAATAGATTGATGTCATAACTTAGTGTTATTATAATATATGCTTTTGTTTAATTGTCGTCTACTTCAATTTTTAAGTATTCTTTGTTAATAATAATACAATGACAATGCAATTAAATTCATATAGTATTTGCTTACATTGTGATAAAGGGCAGAATAGTAGATGGTTATGTCAATCATGTTTAATTAAGTGTCATAAAAGACATAATGTACTACCATCCAGAAATATACAAGCAATATGTGATTGTGTGTGCGGGCATACTAAAATTAAGAAAGTTGTTCCTGTTACATCTTACATCCAGCCAACAAGAGAAAAACTTGGACCTGATAATAATGCTAAATTAGCAGATCGTATATTTAGCCTTGGTTCGAGTTCTGGTTGCAATCAACCTCCTCCATCAAATATATCTATTTTCACTTCTGCAGTAACTCGCCAAAATGCCCAGACTCTTGATAATGATAAAATATATACTATGCAGACTGGGGGAGTATCTCAAAAGATAATTAATAAAGAGGATGATCCAAGATATGTAATGAAAATGCCTGATTTTAGTAAAAGAACAGAAACTGAGGTAGCATCATCATATCAATTCTTAGAGAAAGAAAGTACTGAGCATACAAATATGTCTGGACAAAATCTTATTCCATCTGGTTTAACTGCATTAAGTATAATGGATGATGTAAAAAGAGGAGGGGCAATAGTTGGTAATTTTAGTATCACATATTTATTAGCTTTATTATACAGATGTTCAAGAGGGACGACTGAAATAGAATTGCGAAAAATGCTTGGCATTGGAAATGTAACTAGTGATACCTTATTCAAACAAGTCCAGGAGATTAATAAGGCACTTCGTAAAAATGGTATGTTTCGCTCATATAATGCATTAATATTTTCAACACAACCTCGTAATAGTTTTTCACGCATTGCTGGGGAAATATCAGTAATATCAGTAGAAAATTGGCAAACTGTTAATTCAGAGATTTCATCTTTAACAAATGGATTAATTCAAAATGTATTAAATGAAATTCCAACTGATAGTTTTGTATTAGTAAATGCTGTTTATTTTAAGAGTACATGGAAAAATGCTTTTAATATAAAATATACTAGCCAAGAAACTTTTAGAGGAAATAGTATTCGTCAAGTTCCAATGATGAATGCTACAAATGATTGTAATTATGTATCTATTAAAGATATTGGTAGATTATTAGAATTAGATTATGCCGATGGAGAATTTACAATGGGATTTTTATTACCAACATCATCATTTACTCTAGGACAATTTACCCAGATTGATAGTAGCTCATTAAAGAAACAGGAGGTACATTACAGTATTCCTAAATTTACTCAGAGATCTAATGTTGAATTAACTAGTGGTTATACTCAATTAGGAATAAAACAATTATTTAATGCACCTGAATTACCATTTATCTTTGCATCTACTGGTAATAGTAAACTATTTCATCAAGCAGTAATTATTATTGATGAGTTAGGTACCGAGGCAGCAGCAGCCACCAAAATGTATGTTACAAATTGTGTTAAAGAAACACCAAAACCAATTGAATTTAAACTTAATATTCCATTTTATTATTATATTCGTCATCGTCCAACTGATACGATTGTATTTATCGGACATTATGTATAAAAAACTATTAGAGAGTTAACTAAATAAACATTTTTACATACTCATAAAATAACTTACCATTTTATGATAATCCTGTCCACCTGGATAATTACCTTTTGATGGCATACATAATAACTCTCCATGGATCCATTTAACTCTTCTTAATCTTTTCATTCTGATCTTCTTCAAACAGTATCTGCCGAATCTTGTTAAAATTTTGTAATGTTTACATATTTTTTCATATTTTTTCATATGAATAATATTCTCCATAAATGTACAAATATTTATTTCCATTGACAAGTTCAATAGCAGGTAAACCGTCAAAACGATGATATTTTCCATTTACATACCAAAATTTATCACCATTTGCTAATTCAATAGCAGGTAAATCATTCTCTCGATGCAGTTCTCCATTTACGTACCAATGTTTATTACCATTTGCATATTCATTTGCTGGCAAATCATTGTCGCGATGATGTTTTCCATTTACATACCAAAATTTATCACCATTTGCAGATTCAATAGCAGGTAATCCATTATCACGATGTAGTTTTCCATTTACAACCCATCTTTTAGTACCATTTGCTAATTCAATAGCAGGTAAATCATTCTCTCGATGCAGTTCTCCATTTACGTACCAAAATTTATCACCATTTGCAGATTCAATAGCAGGTAATCCATTATCACGATGCAGTTCTCCATTTACGTACCAATGTTTATCACCATCTGCAAATTCAATAGCAGGTAATCCATTATCACGATGACGTTTTCCATTTAAAAACCAATATTTAGTTCCATCTACATATTCAATAGCTGGTAAATCATTATCTCTGTACAATTTATATTCTGCATCAAACCATCTTTTATTTCCATATTCATCTGTTAGCATTGTCATGTTTAAGATTGAAATAGTGTACTTATTGTGTACTATTAACTTAATTTTATATTAGAACAACTAAACAATATAACAATCATTTTTTTACATACTCATAAAATAATTTACTGTTTTATAATAAACCCGCCTTTTACTGGCATACATAATAGCTCATCATGAATCTATTTTACTCTTTTTATTACAACTCAATTTCTTCCTCATCCTCATTATTAGTATTATTAGTGGAACCATTGAATTTCGCCTTACTTAATTTATTTAAGTCTGTCACATTTGGATTAATTCTTGTAAATTTATCAAGTGTTGTTTGCGCACACTCTCCAAATGTTATCAATATGTTAAGCGTTGTGATAATATGATTGGGCCTATTAATAATTGTAGTCCAAAACCCAATAATTGATCTAATAAATGTTTCTAGTTTTGCAATAATATCGATTGGTTTATTAGATGATTCATAATATAAATCGGATAGTTCAGCTAATTTTTTAAAATTAATTGTGCAGTTACTAATAAATCTCGCTATATAGGTATTTCCATTATATCTATTAGATGTTCTTGTATATTCCATCTGAGATTTTTTTTCATAAATCATAATGGAATTATAAAGTTTTATAATTTTTTTAGAATTGTCAATCAGTTTAACATCTTTATCATCAATAGTAATTATTGGCTCGCGGCCTAAATGTTCTCTAATTATGTTATGAACATTTGACGTATGAGAATGGATGATTGTGGATCCAAAAACATCTGGATCCCAATTAGCAGCCTGCATCTTAGATTCAATTGCTCTAGCATTATCTCGTCTAGAATGAGCTCTAAAACGGATAAATAGTGCAGTAGTAGGAGCAGCCATTGTGTTAATTATAGTTGTTTTGTTATAAGATATAGAAACTTTATAGTAGAGCATATTTGCTATCAATTTTTCCTATATGTGATGTAATGATGCAGTCTAATCCCCCTAATTTTAGTAATAAGGTTGCCGGATCTCGTACAATTTTACAAGAGGATGATCTTAGATTAGCTCCGAATGTTAGAGAATATATCCGTCAGAAAAAGTTCCATATGGCAAATGGAATTGATGCACCAGTCCCGCTTGAAAAAGTATATGGTATTACGCAATTAGAACTCGTAAAAATTTGGAAAGGATTGCAATTAAATCAACCATCTCGTCCGGAGCAAGCAGCAGAAACTTGGAAAGAGCGTGTAGCAACTGCCCCTCTTAGATTAAAATTTAATAATATGAACAATAATGATTCTAATAGTTCTAATAATAGAGAAAAGGCATTAGCAGAACCAGGAGTTACGATGTATGGTGGATCAATTAATCCTGCAGCAATTGATATTGATTCTAAATTACGTGGAAATAATGTAGCCCGCACAAGAGATACGGCGCATTCCACCATGGATACTTGTTTAGTAAGATCTGTGCCAGATTATCGTGGTGGAGAAATTAAATCTAGTTCGAATACTGCTTTTTATAGAGCTGTACCTTTTACAGGTATTGGTTCGGGATTTGGTGACATGAATGTTAATAATAATATGCATTTTGGTGAAAATACTCGTACTTATCAAGATCGTAAAATAACAGATGTTGCAATGGATCGTTTTGAACCATTAATTAATGATGATTTTCAACATCCGGATAGTGTAGTTTTACCATTTCCTAGAGGAGGTATTGATACTCGTAATTTTGATAGATATTCTCGTCAAGACCAATTTCCTGATAAGATCTAGACTAAATTAAGCATTCCAGGGCTAATATTTATTTGGCCCACCCATATAGTATGAGTTTCACTAAACCTCGCTACGATGCCGATTCTGCTAAGGCAGATCTTAAGCAAAGCGTAATGCCAATGCAGTACAATATGTATCTTGGGGCGCATGTAAATGGAAATGTATGCAATGCCGTGCCCCCTACAAAGCATTTTTCTCAAATTGATGTTGAGTCGGATATGAAGGGACTTAATCGATTCCATCCAAGAACCATTGAAAAAATGACAAATCCTAATGGCAGTGCAAGTCAGATTGGCTCAAATAGTCTAATTTCAACATTTGATCCTCGCGCACATGTGAATCTCAATCCTGCTGTATGCCCTGATGTTAGCCGCCATTTGTTCTTTAATTCAGGAATCCAGCGCCCAACTAATCCTGGATTTGTGATGCCATCCGAAAAAATCTCGTGTTCGAGTAAATAAACTCAAAAAAATTGATATGAATATGTCTTTTAAAATGAATAGTAATTAAGATTACTATTAGCAAATACTCTATTATAGAACAGCAAGAATGTCATCAATCGCGAAGAAAGAAAATAATGTTCAGGGCCTTTCAGCAATTGGAGTCAAAAGACTTTCCAAGGAATTAAAGGATTATACACGTGATGCAAAAATATATGAAGATACATTTTCATTATCACCAATCTATGATATTGATGGAAATGTAAATCTATCAAGTTGGACTGCTGTATTAAAAGGACCAAAATGTTCTCCTTATGAAGGCGGTAAATTTACATTGGATATTAAAATGCCATCAGATTTTCCTATTTTCCCGCCAACGGTTAAAATTCAGACTCAGATTTTCCATCCTAATTTTAATGAATATGGTGCGATTTGTATTGATATTCTTAAACGCGAAACAGGGGCATGGAATCCTACATTCAGTTTACCAAAGATCATTCTAGCTATTAGTAGTCTTATGAATGATCCTAATGCAGATGATCCATTAAATGCTAGTGCTGCATCTCTATATAAGCATAATAGGGATGAATTTAATGCTAGAGCGCAGGAGGTTAATAAAAATGCCAAAAGTAATTAAATATAGCGTAAATATATAGCCATGTTTACGCGGGAAATGTATAATTCGGAAAACTATGCTGTTAGAGTAGCACAGTCAACAGAACCATTAATTTATAAAACTAATCCAGAACAAATGGCTAATTGTAGTCCTTGTGAACAACCATGGGGGCCGGTTGCAGACCGCCAACGTTATTCTGGAAGTGCCATTGGAGTAGAAAGCATTGGTCATATTACGGATGTTGAAAGTACACTCCGCCACCAATCATCAAAAATGAGAATGGGAAATGGCAGAGATCATTTTTATAACCCTCCACAAACCACTCCTTTGGCTCTTTCGCAACAATTCTGTCCTAAATTTGCACCAGAACATTCTAGAATTAGTCATCCTCGTCAAGATTATCGTGAACTGGATGGCCAGTATCGCCAAATCTTTCAGAGAGAACATGATGCAGTTGATTATATTGATCCGAGAGCAGATCTCCATACTCGTCAAATGGCAAAAGATTCTTATGTTGTAAAACTGCCACAGCCTCTTGGATTCAAACCAGATGCATCTCTTATTGCTAAAATTAAAGGAAAGAAATGTTAAAACATAATTATAAATCCAATATACAATTAATAATAATTGTATATTAACAAAAACTGTTGTATTTATTTTATAAATATATAGCAAAATCATGCTATATGTAAAACAATTTTAACCTATGGTTTCATTAAGCATGGAACTCCTTATTGCAGGCGGATTGGCCCTAGTTGGGCTTGAATTATCAGATAAGACCAATAAAATTAATTCGAAATCAAATAACAACCGAAATAGAGATAATATCTATAATTCATCACAATTAACTCGGTCAGTAAATCAATTATGGCAAAGTGCTGAAAAATATGATCGTCTTTCAAAAGATACTGCTCGCACTGGTATTGTGCCATCAAATGCAAATAGATTACCAAACCGCCATGCATGGGAAAGTAATCAAGATGATGGAGCTGGTGCATCATTTGATGCAACTGATAATTTATCAGATAATGATAGTGGTGCTGCACCAGATTGGCTTGGTACTGAGGATAAACTGCGCAATGAATCTCGATTAGATAAATCAGGAAGCTTTGATGGGGGAGATTACACAAAACAATTTAATCCTATTCGTTTTGATAATCCAAAAGGAGTTGTAGGAAGTAATGATGTGGCAAATAATATTTCTGGTAATACAATGGTTTCATCTGAGGCAGGGATGGCATTAACTGGCGGATGGAGTAATTATACTAAAAATGATATGACATATGGAGTTGTTTCACCTGCTGAATTAAAACAATTCAAGAAAACTCAATTAGTACCATATTTCGCTGCTAAAACTTATGGTGGAGGTGGCGATGATAAAAGGCGAGATGGAAATATGAAAGGAAGATTAGAATTATTTACTGGAGCTAATGAACTTAAGCCATCAAAGGTAGAAGTCCTGCCTTTATTCAATCCAGTTAAAAATTCTGGTAACGTTTTTGGTACACCTGTAATGACAGAATGGGAAACAGACAGATATTATGTTTCAGGTAGACGTGATGGAGAAAAACCTTTTGAGCCAATTAAAGATACACCCGGCCTTGATCTTGATTATACTACTAAAGCTACAGGGGCTCTTGCACCGTCATATGATTATCGTCCTATGCCAAAAACAATTGATCAGATAAGATTGGCAAATAAACAACAAGTTACTTATACTGCTCCAGTAATCCCTGGTCAAAAAGGTTCTACTCGAGGTGTTCAAGCTCCTGTAAATAAGTACCGTCCCTATCGCATAGCTGCAAATGACCATAAAAATCTACCAAAGAATAGTTTTATTAATACTGCTCCCAAAACCAGAGAAGTTTATAATCTTGGAAAGACTCTCCGCGAGGATACACATGTTTATCATGCCGGAACTCCAAATGCTGTTATTTCAAGTTTGGGTGATAATGGTTCTTATAATTTACGCGGAAAGGTTCAAGAAACAACAAGAATTAAATTGGATGGTTATGATCTTGGCCCAGCAACACAAAAAGGAGGTGGAGGAATTAGAAGAGAAAACCACCAACTTTATGATAATAAAAGAATGGAAACTGAGAAAACGCAGTCTATTGGTGCGGCCGGAAATCAGAGTAGAGGTAATAAAGCATTTGATCCAACTGATATTCAAGCTCCAACTATTCGCCAAATGACATCTGTTGATACTGGAGCTTATGCAGCTAGAGGGGGTGGGTATAATCAAATTGCGACACAATATAATGATGCTGCTAAAGAAACTGTTCGCCAAACCTTACAACAACAGTTACAGCTTGGAACAGCTGGCGGTGCACAATTTCACGGCCAATCATATAATCCATTGGATGTACCATTAACAACTGGTAGAGAATTATTAGAAAATAATACTTATAATGGAGCAGTTGGTAATAGTGTTGGTACGATGCCAGCCAGCTGGAATCCATTAGCTATTAATTTTAAAGAAACAACCATGCAACCACAAATCGGTGTGGGATTTGCAGGACCTGATGGAGGTTGGGCAAAAACAGATCTTATTCTTGATCCGACAATGCGTCAAATGACAGCTAATCATTTACCTGGCGCCCCCGCACAATCTGGGAAAATGGGAGGTTATGGTGCTAATCCTCAACAATCATTTATTACGAATCGTCAAATTACTGAAGGTACTAGTCAACTTGGAGGAACTACTCAGGGATCAAGGCAAGGAGGTTATACAGCAAATCCTCAACAGATGCCAACAACACTAAAAGAATTAGTTGAATGTACTCATATGATTGCTAATGCATCCCAAGCAGGACAGCAAGGTGGTTATGGTGCAAATCCTCAACAAGCATTTAATACTCTCAGACAAACAATGAGTGGCACCCAGCAAATTCAGGGAGCTGGAAATGCTGGACAGTATGGTGGCTATAATTCTAATCCTCAACAATCAGTTAATACTTTGCGCCAAGAGTATGAGAATACCAGTAAATTAAATGGTGCTGGTAATGCTGGGCAATATGGTGGATATAATTCTAATCCTCAACAATCAGTTAACACTCTGCGTCAAGAATATGAAAATACTAGTAAGTTAAATGGTGCTGGTAATGCTGGCCAATATGGTGGATATGGTGCCAATCCCCAACAATCATTTGATACTTTACGACAAGAGTATGAGAATACATGTAAATTAAATGGTGCTGGTAATGCTGGCCAGTATGGAGGATATAATGCTAATCCTCAACAATCAATTAACACTTTGCGCCAAGAGTATGAAAATACTAATAAATTAAATGGTGCTGGTAATGCAGGACAGTATGGCGGATACGGTTCGAATCCTCAACAATCATTTGATACATTGCGCCAAGAATATGAGAATACTTTACAATTAGGAGGAACTACGCCGGCAGTTGGTGCTGGAGGATATGGAGCAAATCCAACTGTTATGCAACCAACTATTCGCCAAGGAACACTGGTCGAAAGATGGGGTGGTGGTAATAATCAAGTTGATAAACATGTTCCATATATTAGCTATTATCAGGCTGATACTGCTGATAAAACATTAATTGGGAGACCGATTGCAGGTAATATCAATGTTGGTTATAATAATGATTTTACACAACAGAGATTGCGCTCCTCTCAGTCAAATTCAGCAAGATTAGAAGGAGGTGGTTCTGCAAATCCAAATTATTCTAATGGAATGGGTAATTGGACCCGCAACGGCACAACTATTCCACAGGAAAGTGTTCGCCTCGATCCAACTATGATTGATCAACTTAATAACAATCCTTACAATATTCCTAGACAATATTCTGATAATGAATTTGGAAGACAGGAAGGTTATTCACATAATCAATATCCTGATAATATGCCATTTACCCAATTATAAATAATTGAAATCATATCTACTTGAGAATTATTATAACTATAGTAATTATCAAGTACACCTGCACAACTGTCATCATGTCAGATTATATCGAAGTTATTGGCTTATCAATGATCGCATTTGGATTGTGTATTTTATGGATATGTTGTTGCACTAGTCGTTCATATCCATATATTTGCATTCCATGTTATAAACATTGTATTGAAGAGGAGATAATACCAATTAGCATTAATTCTCCATCTGTAACTGTAATTGAGATTGAATCAGCAACAGTAACTCCAAGACATTCATTTTAAATATAATAAATTATTACATTTAATGGTAAATATACCAAAAAAATTGATTTCATTATCAATTAACAATATGATATCAATAGTATAAGAGTACCTCTAAAACATTCATTCTTTGACAGAAACCATGCAATTCATTATTCCATACATTATATTCCTTGGTATCTTTTTATGGATTGCTGTTATTATTATGTTATACAATTGCTTATTAAATAATACTAGACAGAATAATTCAAATATTATAATAAATGATATGATCATATTTGAAATCATATCGCAGTTAGCAAATGAAAGTGAAGATGAAAACCATATGTATAATGCTGTATAATTCAAATGCATTACATTATATTAATTGTATGTAATTATTACAAAATTTTAAAAGGATTTGGTAGATATTGTTTGAATAAAATAAGAATTAATCGATTAAAAAGAGTGAGATGAATCCATGGAGAATTGTTATGTATGCCTTTAAAAGGCAGTTATTCATGTGGACAGGATTATCATAAAATGGTAAGTTATTTTATGAGTATGTAAAAATTGATCTTACTTGATAGTTATAAAATAACAATAAAAGAATATCACTAGTCGTCAGTCTTGTATTGAACTGCTATAAATATCTTAATTTTATATATTATATTTATTATTGTATTTTGTCGGATATCAGTATTATTTATAATGAGACACAAGGAAAATCAAATATTATAATAATTGCAAAAAATATATTGCAATTAGCAATAGAAAGTAAAAATAATATAGCAAGTATTGTACGATGTTGTTTAATTCAGAAAGATCATTATTATATTTTATATTATTCTTATTTGTTTGTTTAGACATAATTCTCTTTTTTATATGTTGTGCGTACTATCGCTCAAATGCACCTGTAGCAGCAGAAGAAATAATGCATAATAATATTGTACCAGAACCTGTCACTGCTCGTTTTTCTTTATCTGAAGAAAATGTAGTAATGGAAATCAATACATTATGAAAAATTAAAAGCTTATAATAATTGGATAATATTAAATTTATAGTAGAAAAAGTGCATCATAATATACTTTTAATTCTAAACAAAATAACAATGAAGACTGATTTTTGTGGAAATATACGATGGTATAATAATGATGGCGAACTACATCGCATTGGTAGTTTACCAACCATTGAATATTCTGGCGGTTATAAAGCCTGGTACATTTATAATAAATATTATGTACGCAAGCAAATAATTAATATTTACAAAATCTTAAAAGGATTTAGTAGGTATTGTTTTAGGAAGATCAGAATGAGAAAATTAAGCAGATTAAGATATATTCATGACGAACTGTTATGTATGCCAGCTAAAGGCAGTTGTCCGGGTGGAGAGGATTATCATAAAATGGTAAGTTATTTTATGAGTGTGTAAAAAATTGATATATTTTGTTATAGTTAATTTATATAGTACATAATAGAAGAATATCTAAATACAATATGACTATGACAATGAAAGCTAATTTTATTATAACTAAAAGATGGTATAATATAAAAGGAGAATTACATCGCGATAATGATTTATCTGCCGTAGAATGGTTGAATGGAAATAAATTTTGGTATGTAAATGGAGAATTGCATCGAGATAATGATTTACCTGCAACTGAATACGTCAATGGAACTAAATGCTGGTATTTAAATGGTAGACGTCATCGAAATAATGATTTACCTGCAATTGAATATGCTAATGGTAGTAAAGAATGGTGGATAAATGGAAAAAAACATCGAGATAATGATTTACCTGCCATCGAATATGTATACGATGATAAAGAATGGTATGTAAATGGATTAAGGCATCGTCTTGGTGGATTACCTGCTATAGAATATGCAAGTGGAAATAAATTCTGGTGCATTTATGGTAAATATTACTTATATGCGCGAGTAATTAATTATTACAAAACATTAACAATATTTGGTAGATATTGTTTGAAGAAAATCAGAATGAGAAAATTAAGCAGATTAAGATATATTCATGGCGAACTGTTATGTATGCCAGCTAAAGGCAGTTATCTAGGTGGACAGGATTATCATCAAATGGTAAGTTATTTTATGAATATGTGAAAAATTGATTGTTATATTGTTTAATTGTTCTAATATAAGATTAAGTTAATAATACATAAGAAATACACTCTTTTCAATCCAATACAAAATGACAATGGAAACAGACAAATATGGTACTAAATGGTGGTATTATAATGTAAATGGAGAAATACATTGCGATAATGGTTTACCTTGGTGTAGAATTTGTAGATGGTGATAAATCTTGGTACATATATGACAAATATTATTCATATGAACAAATATGTAATTATTACAAAATCTTAAAAGGATTTAGTAGGTATTGTTTTAGGAAAATCAGAATGAGACGATTAAGAAAAGTAAGATGGATTCGTGGAGAGTTGTTATGTATGCCGGTAAAAGGCAGTTATCCTGGTGGTCAGGCTTATCATAAAATGGTAAGTTAATTTATGAGTATGTAAAAAATTGAAATGTAAAGTTATTTAGTTATAATTAATAGTGCTAAGAATAATATGTAAGAACACTCTTTTAATTCAAAGCATAGATGACAATGAAAAGTGATGCAGGTGAAACTAAATCATGGTATAATGAAACTGGGGAACTGCATCGTGATAATGGTTTGCCTGCTGTAGAACATGCCAATGGAGATAAATATTGATATGTAAATGGTAAACTGCATCGCGATAATGATTTGCCTGCCAAAGAATATGCAATTGGAACTAAATCTTGGTTTGTAAATGGATTGTGTCACAGAGATAATGATTTGCCTGCAATTGAAACTGTATTTGGAACTAAAACTTGGTTTGTAAATGGATTGTGTCACAGAGATAATGATTTGCCTGCAATTGAAACTGTATTTGGAACTAAAACTTGGTTTGTAAATGATAAAATACATCGTCTAGGCAGATTGCCTGCATTTGAATATGCGAGTGGTCATAAAGAATGGTACATCTATCATAAACGCTACACTTATGAGCAAGTATGTAATTATTACAAAATCTTAAAAAGATTTGGTAGATATTGTTTGAAAAAGATCAAAATGAAAAGATTAAAAAAAGTTAAATTAATTCATGGTGAATTGTTGTGTATGCCTGTAAAAGGTAGTTATCCAGGTGGTCTAGATTATCATAAGATGGTAAATTATTTTACGAATATGTAAAAAATTGATTGATATATTGTTTATATATAATTAAGTTATTGGTATAACTATAATATTGGAAACAAGTTATGATGTGCACAATTGATAAAAAAGGTAACAGTACATGGAAAAATGAGAATGGAAAACTCCACCGAGATAATGATTTACCTGCAATTATAAAAATAAATGGCAATAAACAATGGTATATAAATGGAAAACGGCATCGAGATAATGGATTACCTGCTATTGAAAAAGCAAATGGTGATAAACAATGGTATGTAAATGGAATGTATAACAGAGATAATGATTTACCTGCTAAAGAATATACCAATGGAAATAAATTTTGGTGCATAAATGGAAAATATCATCGTGATAATGATTTACCTGCTATTAAATGGCGCGATGGAACTAAATATTGGTATAAAAATGGAAAACTGCATCGTGACAACGATTTACCTGCTACCGAATATGCAAATGACGATAAACATTGGTTTGTAAATGGATAATTGCATCGTCTTGGTGGTTTAGCTGCTATAGAACATAATGATGGTCGTAAATTATGGTATATTTATGGCAAACAATATACATATGATGAAGTAATTAATTATTACAAAATATTAAAAAACTTTTTTAGATATTGTCTCAAGAAGATTAGAATTAGAAGATTAGGAAGACTTAGATGGATTCATGGAGAACTATTATGTATGCCACTAAAAGGTAGTTATCCCGGTGGCCAGGATTATCATAAAATGGTAAGTTATTTTATGAGTATGTAAAAAATTGATTGTTATATTGCTTGAATAAACTGTAATAATAGTAAGTTAATAGTATACAAGAAAGTACACAGTTTCAATACAAAATAAAAGATGACAATGAAAACTGATGCAGATGGAACTAAATCATGGTATAATGCAAATGGAGAACTACATCGCGATAATGGTTTGCCAGCATTAGAAGAAGCAGATGGCGATAAATTTTGGTATGTAAATGGAGAAATACATCGTGATAATGATTTACCTGCTATTGTTTATGCAAGTGGTAATAAGGAATGGTATGTAAATGGATTACTACACCGTGACAATGGTTTACCTGCTGTCGAAGGTGCAGATGGAACTAAATTTTGGTATGTAAATAGATTACTACACCGTGACAATGGTTTACCTGCTGTCGAAGGTGCAGATGGAACTAAATATTGGTATGTAAATGGAAAATGTCATAGATTAAGTGGCTTACCTGCAATTGAATGTGCAAATGGAAATAAATATTGGTTCGTTAATAATAAATATTACGCATATGAACAAGTATGTAATTATTACAACACATTAACAATATTTGGTAGATATTGTTTGAAGAAGATCAGAATGAAAAGATTGAAAAGAGTAAAGTTGATTCATGGAGAACTATTATGTATGCCATCAAAAGGAAGTTATCCAGGTGGACAGGATTATCATCAAATGGTAAGTTATTTTATGAATATATAGGTTTAAATTCTTACTAAGAATTAGTATGAATAGTTTAGATTTAACCGCACTGTTGATTTTGGTTATTGGATTTATAACAGTATTTTGTATATTGATTCCATCTGAGGAACAGCCAAGAAGAAGTTTTGTTATTAGTGAAACATACATACCAATGACTTTCAAGAAAAGAATGAACTTTAATACAGGAAATTCAAATAAAAGGCACATGCAAAATCGTAAAAGACCGTCATATTTTAGAAAACATCGCCATTGAATACTGTAATATCTTAAATACAATCAGTATAGATAATGACAATTAGTGATATTTTGCTTATTTTAAGTTTAACTGCGCTTGTATTTATTATTATTATGCGAAATCTATCAAAAAATAATAAAATTAATGATGATGTTAGTGAAAGTGTTAATAATGATGAAAGTGAGAATAGTGAAGATGATACTAATGATACTGAGGATGATGGCGAATTAACAGCATTTGATAAGAGTGTGTGGCGGCCTATTATTGAGAGACCATGGAGAAATGAGATGATTGATGACGGAATGCCAAATTATCGTGACGCGTGGAAAAATTATTAGGATATTAAATTAATAATGTGAATTTTATACTCACATTATAGTTATGAATTTTATTGCCGCGGTTTGTATTTTAATTTTGATTATATGGATGAGTCTTTGTAATAATCGTAGAAGAAAGCAATTCGCGTTTGAAGAATGGATTGAATGTGCTAATTTAATGATTACTTTTCACAAATCGCGAGATAGAATGGTTTATGAGCGTATACTAAAATTACATCGCAATCGTGATTTAGAACCCCAGAAAGATCATATGTTGCGTATTTGGTTGCGAAGAGTATTAGAACATAATCCGCGATTCCATACTGGATCATATGATGAAATTGCTATAATGCAATCCGAAACATTATACTCATATCTACCAACAATAATTTCATTATATAAAAATGCATTAGTTTTACAACAAGAAGTTATTGATGGAATTAATGAAACCACAATTCAGTACGGAGCAACTGGTTCTCAAAAATACAGAGATTATCTTGTTGATGCAGTAAATAATTTATCTGGAAACTTGCAATCTCATTGTATAGTTCAACTGGCACATATCTCATAAACTTGTAAATTTAGAGAATTTTTAGAATTTATGGAAGAAGTAATCTCTTTTGCTTGAAAGGATCTGGTAGTTTTTTAATAAATTGTTGTAGTTTATTTGATTCAAGAAGAATGGTATCAGTCTTAATGAGTACAATACTATGGCCATATTCATTGATTTTATTGACAATGAAGCGATAAGTTGCCTCAATGTGTTCAATACATCCGCCACCAGTGATAATAGCTGCACCTGATTCAAATATAAATATGGATACTTTTTTCTTTACACTTTCTCCATCATCATCGATATCACCATTGGCGTAGTAATATTTGATATTTACAGCCGAATGCATGCATGGTTGGTAGGTAGATCTGATGCCCTCTGCTAAGAGTTTTCGATGTAATTTAATACGATCAAATTTGCAATTTGCTCGAAAATTAGTATTAATAAGGTCTACTTTGATATTAAAAACTCTAAGATTTGAGATGTTTGTAACAAACGGCTTTGGGCGAATAGTACCATCTAGTATGACTCCTTTAATTCTTTTAAATTCATAGAATAGTTTACCCATAATCGAAACAAAATCCTTTACATCTTTGACACCAGTCATTTGTAAAGATCCATTCCTAAAAAGCTTCAGATTAATAGGTTTATTATCTGAACCCGGATCTATCTCAATAGTAGTCTGATTATAAAATCTTTTTCCCCCAGTTTTATTTGTTTTCTTAGGTGGATGGATGCTCCTCTGATATCCGGGATTTGAACCAAATCTGATGTTATCGATTCCGCCCTCAGTTAGATCGATATAGTATGCTACGTTTTTTCTATTAATTTTGGTACCAATACAGCATGTCATTGTCATTGTTGAAATAGTTAATCTTTTTGGTAATGTATCCATTGGTAAAGCTTTATTGAGACTCCTCATATCGATCTTTATAGTATGATCAGTTCTGGCATTAGCAAGTTGTTTCTTACGAATACTTTTACTATCTAGTTTGTCATTATCATCTTTTTTATAAAAAGATTGAGGCTTTTTAGATTTTGCAGTATCTAGTTTCATCACGTGGTTAATCAAAATGTTAAGATTATAGTAAATTGCATCAATTTTTTCTGTTAAATATTTCACGTTTAGAAAGTGGCTTAATAAAATCTGGATATAAGTATACATCAAGCAAGATGAGTTCAACTACCAAGACTAGCAGCAAACACCAATCTGGAAAATCTTCCGAATCGAGTGATCATTCTGGAAGTGGCGAGTCCTTTGTTCCCTCCAAGGGAAGTCTATCTGGAGGAAAGAAATCAAAGTCCTCTAGTTCTGACAAGAAGCACAAGTCTCTGTCTGGCGGAAAGGTTTCCAAGAAGTCATCTAGTTCGTCTAGCCAAGATGGAGGAAAGAAGAAGAAGAGTTCTACCTCCTCTAAGAAGAGTTCTACCTCGTCTAAGAAGGTTCCTAGCGCCAAGAAGGCCACTACCAAGAAGTCTAGCACCAAGAAGTCTACTAAGAAGCAGACTGGTGGAAAGCCTAAGAAGGCAGCCACTGGTGCCAAGAAGTCTACCGCTAAGAAGCAGACTGGAGGAAAGCCTAAGAAGGCTACTGGGGCTAAGAAGGCATCTGCCAAGAAGGCAACTGGTACCAAGAAGGCAACTGGTACCAAGAAGGCTACTGGAGCTAAGAAGGCAACTGCCAAGAAGGCTACTGGTGCTAAGAAGTCTACTGCCAAGAAGTCCGCTAAGAAACAGACTGGAGGTGCCAAGAAGCAAACTGGAGGAAAGCCTAAGAAGAGTGGAGTCAAGAAGAGCGCCAAGAAGACTGTTGCTCCTAAGGCCGGAAAGAAGAGTTCTACTAAGAAGTCCTCCTCTAAGAAATCCTCTAAGTAAATGTTATTAGGATATTGATCAAATTAATAAAAATATATTAATTTGAAATGAAAAATCAACTGTTAGGTTAAGGATTTTAACTATAGCATACAGTATAATGCGAGTCTTATCATGGGATGTTGGTATCAGAAATGCAGCTTATTGTTTAATGGAAAGGTATATTGACGATAAAACCGGGAAAGTTCTTTATAAGACATTATCTTGGGGATTGATTGATTTACTTGAGAGATTTGAAAGACGGTGTAAATGTGGAAGAGTTGCCATGTGGGTGACTGATACTCGTCAAAGCAATGGAGAAGAATTAGCATGGTGTGGTCAACATGTTGGTGCACAAGGTGTTATTCCATGTAAAGAGGCTGGAGCTAAGTGTATTAATTGTGGTAACAAGGCTTATATGATAGTAAAGGGAAGAAGTAAACTCAAACATTGTGTCAAACACACAACTTTACCAAAATTGCGAAGATATAAGAAAGTTTCAAGTAAAAAGTTTGCTGTTGAAAAGTTAAAGGAAGTATTAATATCAGAACTCGAACTGCGTCCGGATTTTCTTTTTGTCCAACATGTTGTTATTGAAAATCAGCCAAGTTTAACTAATCCAAAGATGAAGGCTATTTCCGAAACTTTATTTCATTGGTTTATGATTCGAGGTAAAATCGATCGCCAATTATATTTAGAATCTCTGGAAAAGGAGGCCTTGTTATTTAACACAAATAATTATGTATCGAGTTTACAATACAGATATCCAAGTGCAGTTAAGAGTGTAGAGTTTATTAGCCCGAGTGCTAAAATCCCAGATAGAAATATTACAAGAGAATTACGTAAAGCTAAAATTATGGAAATCTGTGAACAAGATATCAAAGATTCAGAATGGGAATTATTTTACAAGAAACATCCTAAAAGAGATGATTTGGCAGATTGTCATGTTCAGGCAAAGATCATATTTAGAAGATTAGGAGATGCATGCGAATGGAGGCTAGGAGATAGTGCTACTAAAAAATGGTTAAATAGCAAAAGATCATAAAAATTAAATTTCAATCATGTTGATTAAATATATTATTGCAATTAGGATAATATATCATGAAAAAACAAACAAGTATTTGTGATAAAAATGAACAAAGAGCTACATAATTGTGATAATGCATTATCTGTTATAATTGGAATTAATTCAAAAAAATATTATAAAAATGGTAAACTACATCGAGATAATGATTTACCCGCGAAAGTTGCTGATGGTTATAAAATGTGGTTTGTTGATGGAAAATGTCATCGTCTTGGCGGATTGCATGCAGTTGAATATCGTGATGGGAGTAGATTTTGGTACATCTATCACAAACGCTACACTTATGGACAAGTATATAATTATTACAAAATCTTAAAAGGATTTGGTAGACATTGTCTTAGAAAGATTAGAATGAGGCGATTAAGAAGACTTAGATGGATCCATGGGGAACTATTATGTATGCCGGCAAAAGGTAGTTATTCGGGTGGCCAGGATTATCATAAGATGGTAAGTTATTTTATGAGTATGTAAAAAATTGATTTTTATATTGTTTCAGATATAACCATACATAATAGCAAGTTATAATAAGCACATTGTAATATACTCTTTATTCACATCACAATGGCAATGAAAACTGACGCGCGAGGAAATAAGAAATGGTACAATGCAAATGGAAAATTACATCGCGATAATGATCTACCTGCTATCGAAAATGCAAATGGTGATAAGGAATGGTATGTAAATGAAAAATTACATCGTGAAAATAATTTACCAGCAATTGAAAATGCAGATGGAATCAAAGCATGGTGTGTAAATGGAAAACTACACCGTGATAATGATTTACCTGCAATTGAATGTTCGAATGGTGATAAATATTGGTATGCTGATGGAAAAATACATAGACCATGCGGCTTACATGCCATTGAATATGCATATGGTTGTAAATTATGGTTCATAAATGGAAAACGATATACATATGATGAAGTAATTAATCATTACAATATCTTAGCGAAATTTGGTAGATATTGTCTTTGGAAAATCAGAATGAGGCGATTAAGAAGAGTAAGATGGATCCATGGGGAACTATTATGCATGCCTCCAAAAGGCAGCTATCCAGGTGGCCAAGATTATCATAAGATGGTAAGTTATTTTATGAGTTTGGATAAAAATTGATTATTATATTCCTTAAATAACTATATTAATAATAAGTTAATAGTACACTGGAAAATACATTTAAATCCATCAATAGCGAAATGACAATGCAAATTGATTTTTTTAGAACTAAGAGATGGTGCAATGTAAAAGGACAACTACATCGTGATAATAATTTACCCGCTATTGAATATGCAAATGGTGGTAAATGTTGGTATGTAAATGGATTATTACATCGCGATAATAATTTACCCGCTATTGATCGTGTAAATTATGATGGATATAGCTGTGTAAATGGAAAGAGTAATCGAGATAGAAAATGGTATGTAAATGGAAAACTACATCGTGATAATGATTTACCTGCTATTGAAAATGCAAATGGTGATAAGGAATGGTATGTAAATGGAAAACTACACCGAGATAATGATTTACCAGCAATCGAATATGCAAGTGGGAGTAGAAATTGGTATGTAAATGGAAAATTGCATCGCGATAATGATTTGCCCGCGATTGAATATGCAGATGGTGATAAATATTGGTATGTAAATGGATTATTACATAGAGATAATGATCTACCTTCTATCGAAAGAACAAGTGGTAATAAATATTGGTATGTAAATGGATATCTCCATCGTCTCGGAGGTTTGCCTACCATAGAGTGGCATGGGAAAGGTAAACGTTGGAATATTTATGATAATGAATACACATATGAGCAAGTATGTAATTATTACAAAATTCTAAAAAATTTTGGTAGGTATTGTCTTAGGAAAATCAGAATGAATAGACTAAGGCATCTAAGATGGATTCATGGAGAACTGTTGTGTATGCCGCCAAAAGGTAGTTATCTCGGTGGACAGGATTACCTTAATATGGTAAATTATTTTATGAGTATGTAAAAATTGATTGTTATATTGCTTAGTTTAATTATAAGTAAGATTAAGTTAATAGTACATTCAAGTACATTTTTTATTAAAGCCATCAATAGCGAAATGACAATGCAAATTGATATTCATGGAAATAAAAGATAGCATAATCATAAAAATGGACATCAACAAAGAGATAATGATTTACCTGCTATTGAATATGCAAATGGTAATAAATATTGGTTTGTAAATGGACACAGATATCTACATAGATATAATGATTTACCAGCAATTGAATCTCCAAATGGGGATAAATGTTGGTATGTAAATAGATTACATTATCGGCTTGATGGTTTATACCTGCTGTTAAATGTGGTAATAGTTATAAACAATGGTGGATTTATGGAAAACAATACACATACAATCAAGTAATTAGTTATTATGAAATCTTAGCAAGATTTGGTAAATAATGTTTGAGGAAGATCCGAATGAATCAATTAAGGAGACTTAGATGGATTCATAGAGAACTATTATGTATGTCCCCTAAATGCAGTTATTCAGGTGGCAAAAGGATTATCATCAGATGGTAAGTTATTTTATGAATATGTAAAAAATTGATATGTTAAATATTTCATTATATAGTTATGGTTATTAGTATAACTATAATATTTGAAACAAGTTATGATGTGCACGACTGATAAAAAAGGTAATAATACATGGAAAAATGAATATGGAAAACTCCATCGGGACAATGATTTACCAGCAATAGAAAAAGTAAATGGTAATAAACAATGGTATATAAATGGGAAACATCACCGAGATAATGATTTACCTGCCATTGAATATGCATCTGGAACCAAAGAATGGTATGTAAATGGAAAACATCATCGAGATAATGGTTTACCAGCTATTGAAAAAGCTCATGGCGATAAAGAATGGTATGTCAATAATAAGCTACACAGAGATAATGATTTACCTGCCATTGAATATGCATCTGGAACTAAAGAATGGTATGTAAATGGAGTACTACATAGAGATAATGATTTACCTGCTATCGAACGTGCATCTGGAACTAAAGAATGGTATGTAAATGGAGTACTACATAGAGATAATGATTTACCTGCTATCGAACGTGCAAATGGTGAAAAAAAATGGTATGTAAATGGAGAACTGCACAGAGATAATGGTTTACCGGCTATTGAAAGAGCATATGGTAATAAACAATGGTATGTAAATGGATTACGTCATCGACTCGGTGGTTTACCTGCGATTGAATATGCAGATAGAAATAAAGAATGGTATATTTATGATAAAAGATACAGTTATGACCAAGTACTTAATTATTACAGAATTTTAAAAGGATTTGGTAGATACTGTTTGAAGAAGATCAGAATGAGAAAACTAAGACGTCTTAGATGGATTCATGGAGAATTATTATGTATGCCTCCAAAAGGCAGTTATCCAGGTGGCAAAGATTATCATCAGATAGTAAGTTATTTTATGAGTATGTAAAAAAATTGATTATTATATTGCTTGAATTATTGTATAATTAATAAGTTTCAGTATGTTCAATTAAGTACAATTCGCAGTTCTCAGCAACATGGCTTATATGAAGATTAGTGGCACAAATACGAAATACTGGTTTAATGCAAATGGAAAATTGCACAGGGATGATGATTTACCTGCAATAGAGCATGCAATTGGAGATAAAGAATGGTATGTAAATGGAAAGCCTCATGGAGATAATGGTTTACTAGCAATTGAATATGGAAATGGCACTAAAATTTTGTACATTAATGAAAAAGTGCATCGTGATAATGATTTATCAGCTACAGAACGCACAAATGGCACTAAAATTTGGTACATTAATGGAAAAGTGCATCGCGATAATGATTTACCTGCTATAATAACTGCAGAAGGTGATAAAGAATATTATGTAAATGATCAATTACATCGAGATAATGATTTACCTGCTATTGAAAGAGCAGATGGAAGTAAATATTGGTATGTAAATGGAGAATATCATCGCAAAAACGATTTGCCTGCTGTAGAATATGCAGATGGCGGTAAAGAATGGTATGTAAATGGATTGCACAATCGTGGCAATGATTTACCTGCTATTGAATGTGCAAATGGTAATAAAGCATGGCTTGTAAATGATATTTGCCATCGTGTCAATGGTTTACCTGCAATAGAATGTGTAAATGGAAATAAACAATGGTGGATTTATGGAAAACAGTATTCATATGAACAAGTAATTAATTACTACAAAATATTAACAATATTTGGTAGATATTGTTTGAAGAAGATTAGAATGAAAAGATTAAAAAGAGTAAAGTTGATTCATGGAGAACTATTATGTATGCCTCCAAAAGGTAGTTATCCTGGTGGTAAAGATTATCATAAAATGGTAAGTTATTTTATGAGTATGTAAAAAATTGATAGTTAATCATTAATATAAATAATATTAATAAATCAAAAATAATGGCTTATACAACTATTAACGACGCTGGTACAAAATACTGGCATAATGCAGGTGGACAAATACAGCATGATAATGATTTGCCTGCAGTAGAGCGTGAAAATAAAGGTTGGTTTGTAAATGGAGAACAATATCGCATAAATGACTTACCAAGCATTAAATACGGTAATGGAAATAAAGCTTTGGTTATTGATAAAAAACTGCATCGAAATAATGGTTTACCTGCTTCTGAATTTGCCGATGGGCATAAAGAATAGTATGTGAATGGAAAACAGCATCGCGATAATGATTTACCTGCTGTTGTATTTGCGAATGGCGAAAAACAATGGTTTAATAATGGAAAATTTCATCGAAATAGTGGTTTACCTACCGTTGAATGTATAAATGGAGATAAATGTTGGCATGTAAATGGATTATGTCATCGACTTGGTGGTTTGCCTGCAATTGAAGATATACATGGTTATAAAGAATAGTGGCTTTATGATAAACATTATACATATAAGCGAATAATTAATTATTACAAAACCTTAACAAGATTTGGTAGATATTGTTTGAAGATTAGAATGAGACACCTAAAACGTCTTAAATGGATTCATGGCGAGTTATTGTACATGCCAGTAAAAGGTAGTTATCCTGGTGGTCAGGATTATCATAAAATGGTAAGTTATTTTATGAGTATGTGAAAAAATTGATTGTTAATTTATAATAGTAATTACAAGTTTTTATAGTATTAATAAACAAAGAAATGACAGGCATTACTGAACTTGAATATAATAACTCACTTAATCCTGAAATTATGGCAAGAAGATTCTATAATAAAGTTGTCGAACTTACTAGAAATAATAATATTGAAGGTTTAAGAATATTCATTGCCGATATTCGCCAAATTAATAATGATATGGCAGTATTAGCTGAAAATATCTCAAGAAACATAATTGCAAGAGCATCTCGTCATTAATACAATAAGTACTAAGATTTACTCTCCTAGACTATCACCTGCGAGAAATATAAGGACCTTTCATCTAATAACACATCCAGTTTATTTAATACACATCATTACTAAAAGTGTTATTTATAATTAATAATAGAATCAAATATAAGATTATATAATTTATAAATAAAATATCTCAATTAAACTTCTTCATCATCACTATCTGGTGCATTATTCTTATTGACTCGTAATTTCATACTGCGTTCTAACGAGGATTGATTATTAAGTGGAGTTTCTCGCTTTAACACTAATGCCTCATCATTTCGCGTTAGTCCAAATTGATCAGATTCCAATACAGTTACAATAGGAATAACACTTGATGGTAAAGGACGATAACTACGTTTACCGGTTCCATTTAGCTTTCTGTACTCAGAAACTGTATAATTACCTCCAAATTTCTTCATTAATCGTGGTGAACTGGCCGGTTTCACAATAGTAGGCTGTCCTCTACGAATAGTTTCCATTCTATCAATTAAAGTTTTTCTCTTCCAAATATCTTTATCATTCAAAAAGTATAAATTATATGCCGCAGAACATTCAGCAGAACAGAAATAGTCTGTCATTCGAACAACATCACCTACCATACATTGTGGTAACATGGTAGGCTCCCATTCAAAACCCTCAGTGCACCAATCACATACTCTTCCCGGCATATTGCGAAATCTAATAGTTTTACCAGTTTTATCAATTGCTGGAATTGTGAGGGCAATTCTATCTGGTTCGTCATCAATTGATGCACCCTTCAAGCGTTTTTTCATTTCCCTAATATTCTTTTGATATTTAGGACAATTAGGACATACTTGATCAACATCGCGAGTTTCTGCTTTTGGAATTGGTTTTAAATTATTATTATTACTAGCTTCTCTGCCCTTTAATAATTGTTTAATTTTCTTTTCAGAAATTGGAACTTCCATAACAAGTGTTTCTCTTAGACTATCATTATCTGATTCGCTATCTGATAATGACTCAGAGTCAGATTCTGATACTTGACGCCTTTTAGAACTTTTACTCTCAGATTTTTTATTAGTGCTCACTTTAGCCTTTCCTCTGGGAGCTGGTTTTCGTGAACTCATATTGTTATTTGTCGTGTTAATGAATAAACAAGACAAAACTCTTATATCGATTTGGGTATTTAATACTAGATTTAAAGACATTTTAGCGAATCTGTTCGGTATCAATTTTTGCGGTCCTTTTTCTACCCTTTGAGCCACGAGAATTACCAGTATTTGACGATCTAGCAGATTTATTACGAGCACTACTACTAGTACTGCTGCTAGTATCAGATTCAGAGCTACTTACCCTCTTATTGTGCTTGCTGCGGGTACTGCGTCTCTCCTCCTCAGGTTCAGGTGAATCAGTTACAGTTTCTTCAGTTTCGGATTGTTCCTCTGTACTTTCACGGCGTTTATTATGTCTACCAGAACTATTTCCGATAATCTTATCCTGTTCCCGCATGATAGAACTATGACGATTTCTTGTTTCGTCGAGAGATGCATTGGCTAAGAAATTATCTAATCTGCGAGAATCGGCAGTTGGTGCAGTAAATCTAGAGAAATTTGCATCTAAGTGATTATTTTTGGGAGGGGGAGTTGCAGTTGGCGGATTAATAGGTTGATTGGCTGCAGTATTTTGACGATCATATAATGATAATTTTTCAAGAATCTTATTTGAACTATTACTGAGAGATGCAACTCGTTTTCCAAGTTCCGCATTTTCTTTGAGCAGATCATCATATGATGGGCGTCCTGGATTTCCAGCAATCTTTTGTTGTGAGTTATTAAGATTCATTGCAGCCATCTGTAATTTAACTTGGTCACTAATTTGTTTATTAATGCGCGCCTTTTCGGCTTCAGCACTTTCGGTACGAGAATTATTAATATGATGCGAGCTAAGAGTATTGCTTAATGCAAATCCTAGACGGACTACCGGATGAATCATCTTATCATCTTTATGATACATCTCATAGAAATCTCCCCAAATATCACGATATTCATCTCTCTCTGCATTAACTGCCTTGGAAACACCATCCAGTTTAAATCCAAATGGGTCATAATTGTGATTTGCAAATTCAATAATATTAATACCGCCAGTAAATCCTTGATCGTACATTCCTACAATAACTTGTTTATTACGAATAGAAAAATGGATATTATATTCTCTCTCCATAGTTTCCAAATCGCTATTCATGTTATACTCTTGAGATAGTGTAACTCCGCGATTTTGGAGATCATTTAGTTTGGCAAGAATGGCAAATTTAGCCATCTTAATTTCTTGAGATGTCCTTGATCTTTGTGTGCCATTATTCTCATTATCCTCATAATGATTATTTTGTTTTTGATGATGCCCATTATCATCTCTTCTTCCAGTAGACTGCCCAGTCGACTTATAGTTGCCATGATTACCTCCAGTACCAGTTGTTTGACCAGTTGGTTTTGCTGCTTGTGGCCTAGTTAGAGATGCAAGAACAGGATTTTCTACTGCACTATCCTCATCAGAATCACCAGAACTAGAACTATTACCAGATGAACCTGTCGAACTGCCTGCAGATGCCATCTGACCAATAGCTGCCCCACCATCCATAACAGGTGCAACTTCTGCTGATAAAATACCGGTTCCCTGGTCACTTTCACTACCCTCTTCCAATGTTTCCATTTCTTTGGCAAATGCATCCTGATTAGGATGTTGTAACATTTTCCCACCATTTTGGATCATATTCCAATACATATCTCCGCTTTCGCTGAATCCATCAAGTGCTTTACTCGATTTTTTCTCATTATTGGGCTGAGTTGTCATAATTATAGTTGTGTGGGAAAAGATAGTTGGCTATTAACATGCATTTCTATATATCATAAATTTTGATTCATTTGTTATCTGTTGGAATTGTTCTAATAATTAAGAGAACTGCGAAAGAAATCAATACAGAAATTGCAAAATTAGAACATTCCTTATAAGTTACTATCAACATAATTAAAAATTGTACAATAGGAGATCGAAATATGGCCATTATCTTTTTTGATGGATTTGGTACTATTTTAGTCATATAAAGTACAAAGAGGAGCCAAAATACCCCTGATAAGATAGATGATATTGAGATTTCGGACATATATAGTTATTCGCACATAATTTTCCACAAAATCACGGTTACATTGACAATAATAATTATTTCGCATTTGAAATCAAATAAGCATGAGTTATGCCCCAATTGATGAAGCATGGCCACAAACAGAGACAGAGGATGAATATCCTGCAACTTATGCAGTATATGGAGGTTTGCGCCCCGAATTAAACCGTCCCGTGGATAATGAGGGAATTGTATCTGGGCCAGTTGGATTTGGAAGAGGAAGTATTTGTCCAAATAGTTCTCTTAATGAAAGTGATACATTTAGTCAGAAAGCAACTCCAGTATCAAGACAAATGCACAATACTCGAAAATCTCGCAGAACCCCCCCTTCTATTGTATTGCCAGAATCAGATTACTCTATTCAACAAAGAAGAAGGAGTCATAGTCACTCAAGACTCGAACACCCAAATCATTTTCTCCACAACGAATCACCAATGATTCCCCACGAATGCTCATGTTATCAGCAGATGTATTTACAACCAAATGGAATATTTTGGTGGTTGGATAGTCGCGACGCATTCATTATTATTGGAGGGTTGGTCTTATTGACTCTAGTTGGTATTCTTATTAAACGTAGTTAGTCTAGATTCATAGTAAGATTTTGGAGGAGATAACTAAGTAAACATGTGGACAAGAAAATCTTTACAACCTCAATATGATATTTCGATTACAATACCAGACTCATTAATAAAATTATTAATGTTAATACCAGATCGCAAAATATCTCAGCCACCAAAAACACTTGTATTAAGTGGCGGATCCACTAAAGGCACAGCGCATTTAGGAGCAGTTAAAGCATTAGACGAATTAGGTTATCTTAAAGGTATTAAACGTTTCGTTGGTGTTTCGATTGGAGGATTAATTGCGAGTTTATTAGCAATTGGTTATTCATACAAGGATTTGTATAATAAAATAATGGATTTAGATTTTTCAACAATGCAAGAAATATCCCCAAGTCAAATATTTGATATTTTTGGAGTAGATAAAGGAGATCGTTTTGTAAATCTTATTCGAGAATTAATAAGAGTTAAATGTAATCCGGATATTACATTATCTCAAGTACATAAATTAACTGGACATTCCATTCATGTTCTTGCGAGTTGTGTAAATAATTGCAGATTAACATTATTTAATAGAACAACATTTCCAGATATTCCGCTGTGGAAAGCTATAAGAATCACAACATCAATCCCTGGTTTATTTGCACCAATGATGCATAATGGATTAATGTATGTCGATGGAGCATGTATTGATAATTTTCCCATAAATATTTTCAATTCAAATAAAACATTAGGAGTCTTTTTAAGAGTTTTGAATAATTCAATTGAGATTAAAAATTTAGAGGATTATGTTGCTCAAATGTTTATAATGATGATGTCAAATACATCTAAATCAGAAAACTCTTATCCAGAAAAAACAGTATTCATCCATTTACCTTTTATTAATAATTTTGATTTTAAAATGTCAAAAGAAATTAAACAAATCTTAATTGATACTGGTTACCGTAGCACCATTGAACATTTTATTCAAAATATTTAAAACAAAAACTATAACATTATTAAAAATAATTTTAAAAATAGAATTTCTGAAAAAGAATAATATAATAGAAAAATGATAAATACATACATCTAAGTATATTATTAATATCAAATCATTTAGAATTTGCTAAATGTTGTTTATATTAAATGAAACTTTCAAGATGCCAAGATTATCATAAAATGGTAAGTTATTTTATGAGTATGAAAAATTGAATTTCGAAATGCTTGGTTAAACTGTAATAAGTTAATATAAGTAAGTATGTCTCGAAAAGTACACTCTCTATATCTTATCAACCTAAAAAATGACAAGCAGAACTAATGAACTATTGTATAATGCAAATGGTGATAAAATATGGTATATAAATAATAAATTGCATCGAGACAATTGATTTACCCGCCATTGAAAATGTAAATGGAAGTAAATGTTGGTATTCGGAAGGAAAAAGACATCGTCTTGCTGCATTGCCTGCCATTGAATATACAGATGGTGACAAAGTATGGTATATTTATGGTAAACAATACACATATGAGCAAGTATGTAATTATTACAAAACCTTAACAAGATTTGGTAGATATTGTTTGAAGAAAATAAGAATGAGACGATTAAGGAACTCAAGATGGATCCATGGAGAGCTATTATGCATGCCGGCAAAAGGTAGTTATCCGGGAGGCCAGGACTATCATCAAATGGTAAGTTATTTTATGAGTATATAAAGTTATTCAAAAAGATATTTTATATCTTTTTAATCATATTAAAAATTTAGTGTTTATTTAACCACGAGTCGCACGAGGGCGATCTTGAATACTAGGAGGAGGAACTACAACTGCAGGATGTTGTAAATTACCAGAGTTACTACGAGCTGGTTGTTGTGCATGATTAGGGGAAGAATTATAATTAGCTGATGCTGGGGGTCTTTGTTGACTATTCAATGCCTTTCGTTGCTCTGCACGCTGATTTAGAGCAATTAGATCACGATATCTGGCAATCTGTTCAGGGCGTGCCGCAAATTCTAAGTGTTCGACAGATCTAGGTTGGACACTTAATGCCTCAAGACCAGCCAAAACTCCATTAGGTACATCAGTTGAAAAATCTGATAAATTGCGATTATCTAACTGTTGGCTAAATTGCTGATGTTCCTCTAAACGCCGCTTCATTTCAATACGATCCGATTCAGATTTATTATTATGCCCATGTGTATTATTTGAATTCTCAATACCAATTAAATCTTTACGAGTAAATAATACAGGAGCGTGCATTTTAACTGATGCAAATGCGCCTCCAGCCTCATCTGCATATAAATTATCTACTTTTTCAATTTCACCAAACATTCCACCAGATTCATTACCCCCAACTCCATTTAGATTAATACCATCATATGGCTGAATCTCTCCGGAAACATCTTGTCTAGCATAATTACGCTCAAACGCAGCATTGAATTGTCCAAGATTATTTTTAGGATCAAAAATTTTCTCAGGGAGAGTTTCAGTATCCATCTGTCCTCGCTGGCGCATAAGATCACTGAGGCGGTCCTTAGTTTCATGTTCTTTTAATGCAACTGCTGCAATTTCTGGATTATAATTGTGACGGCGATTCATACTATCCCACTGCGTCCTAAAAGTAGCTTGATCGCGATCACTCGCAATTGTTCCTTGTGAGTCCATAAATGCCTTTGCGCTACCACGCATTGACGAATAATCATCCTCGGTATTTGCCACAAACTGAGTATGTTCAGAATCATATCCTACTCTATCATTTGTTAGACGCTGGTAGGCAGTATTGATCAAATTGTAAGTTTCTCTAGATTCATCCATCTTGCGCATTAAAGCATTATCTAATTCACCGCGCTGAATATCAGTAATTGAAATTTTCTTATCCATTTCATTAACCATTGCCATGTGGCGTACTCTTACCTTATCAGGATGGTACTGCTTGACCATTCGACTGTATGCCATTTCGATATCATCAATTGTACATTTATTATCCAATCCTAAAACTTTATATAGATCTACATGAGTTGTTGCTCTGGATTCAGCACGATATTGTTGACGATTTTGCCCAAATACATTGTTTGACGATTGTGTATTTCTTTGTCTATTTTCTCCGCTCATTTTGATAACTGTAATATTAAAGTATTGTGATATTAAGCCATTTTTGATATTTAAAATATCAAATATATCCATTTATTAACATGACATCGACTGATCTAGTTAGCGCAAAAACTCTAGTTGGACATCATACAAAAACTAAATTTAAGGCAAATGTTGATATAAAGGTGCTAAAAGATCGCATAACTGCATCAATGTTACTGCATGCACTTGGAGATACCATCGGGTATAGAAATGCTAGATGGGAGTTCAATCTACCACCAGAAGGAATTACTGGCGAGAATTTAGAGGAATATCGAAAAACACAATATGATCCTAATAAAACAAGAGATCGTATATATGAATTCTTAGAATTAGGTGGAGTAAATAATATAGATTTAACAGGTTGGAAAGTTTCTGACGATACTATTTTAAATTATGCGACAGGTCTTTCTCTTGTCGGTTACCATAAAATTACAGACAAGAGAGTAAAAGGTGACAAAATTCAATATACATACGACTCTGATTTATTTTGTGATGTAATTTCTGAATCATATGTTTTGTTTTTGAATGAACTTGTTGTACGTGACATTGGAGAAACAACATTAAAAGTGTTAAAACAATATAAGGCGGGAGAAACATGGAGGGATAATCATCCAGTTCGATTAAATGAAATTGCAGGGGCGGGTAATGGTGCGGCAATCCGTACAATCCCAATTGGTTTGGCATATTGGTCAGAAAAACAAAGAGATATTCTTATTTATACTGCACTAGAGGCTAGCAGAGTTACTCATAATCATCCAGTTGGTTATTTGGGTGGAATTTGTGCAGCATTATTTACTGCATTTGCCATCGAGGGCAGACCAGTAAATACTTGGCCAAGTGAGATGCATTATCTATTAAAAGGTTCTGGTGAAAAATCATTATTGTACAAATATCTTGCAAAAACAGATGGTTTGAAAGAATATGAGAGAGACTCCGGATTATGGTGGAATGCGTGGGAAGAATGGGATGCAAAATTTACAAGAGCCGAACAATATGAGAATAGAATTGGTTCTGATCCCGTAACTCGTATAAAATGGTTTCGAGATCATCTTGGCTTTAGAAGTGGAAATATTGGATTTGTTGGCAGAGGTGGACATGATTCAGTTATTATAGCTTTTGATTCTCTAATTAGAACCATTCAATCGGGATGTGGCTGGGAAAAACTCCTATATCTATCTGCTCTGCATTCTGGGGATTCTGATTCAACTGCATGTATAGCTAGCGCATGGTATGGAGCAATGTTTGGAATTGGGGGTGTTCCTGCGAATATGTTAAAACATCTCGAGTATCGTGAAAAACTTGAGACGGTTAGTAATGATTTATTTAAGATTTCAGCTAATAAGAATTACTAAATTATTAGCAATTTGTTTTAATAAATTCAATGATTTTGTCGGCCGTGCGCGAGCCCTCAAACTGTACCTCAGACGTCCTACCATTGTAAAGAATGATAGTAGGATACCCAGTAACGCCATATGCACTACAAGTTGCAGGTTCGACAGTAACAGAATTTGGAACATCTACTTTGACGGCATTTGGATTATCTTTTCCATCGCAATTAAGAGAGTTTACATCAATTTGCAAGTTTTCATTAGCAATACGATCACATACCTCTGCCCAAACTGGTAGGAAAGCACGACTTGCACCACACCAACTGGCATAGTATGCTACGATATTTGGCCGTTTTTCCTGTTTAGTTGGGGGTGTTTCGAGGTATAGGTAGCGATGGCATACATATAGAGCAATTACTGCAATTACTGCGTAAATGATACAATGCGACTGCATATACTTAGATATAGGTTTTGTTTGGAGCTTTTTTTTCCTGAATTATAGCTAGATACCAATGTCTGGACAAGAGCTACTTACTGAAAACCATTTCTTTAGCGCTCGCTTTGATGATCAGCGCGGAGGATTTTGGCGAAGAGTAGCCATGGGCCGCTGTGTGCCAGGATCATCTAATCTATCTCCTGTAACTGATGCAAATGGACTATATGCTAACTTTACCCGAGGTTCCATGACTGAAAAATCTAAAGCTGTTGGGGCTAATATTCGTGGTGTTCAGGATAATGATATTTCGCATGAACTCGTAGAATTTCTTGTAGATGTTGGTCGTTATCATAGTTCAATTGACCAATCTGTTACGAATAGCAGCAATAATATGGGAATTCATCTTGCTAATCTTTATGATGGCCTTGATGCCCAGATCGATGCTGGATTAGAATTTCGGGGTGATCTGCTAAAAGGAGTTAAATCTGATAACGTTAATTTCGATCTCTCGGTGCTGCAAAGAGAAGATGCGAGCGATGATGATAGATTGCTCGCTGCAATTATTATGGAGGTAACTCCGGATGTCCGCTACGTGCGCAAGATGGTTGCAACATTCGCGAAGTATATGTTTCTGCGATACAGGGAGGTAACTGCAAGTGATGCATTTGGGCAATTAATGACAAAAGATGGCGGGGGGAAACTCACCCATACTCCGGAGTTTATGACATGGATTGTAAATAATACGAATCTCATGCAAAAAGGAGTTTATGGAGGAGTTCCGGGAGGTATTCAGGAATTAGTTGAAAGGGTCGTAAAAAATGATGCTAAAGCTGAGAGTGTGGTTAAGGGTTTAGCACTTGTAGCAAATAGCACATTAGCAATCGAATTTGATAACATCTATCAAGATAGCAAAATGAGGTATCCTAAAATTAATACAACTTTCCCTGCAACTAAAGGAGACCTTGTGGATTTGCATGTTGCTATTTTCAGCGGTATTGATAAACTAAAGGCTAAACTCAAATCTGTTCTACGTGCTGAACTTAACAGAGTTATTGGAAATAAGAACCATACATCTCTTGCACAATCTCCTGTAGCACAAAATCTTTATTTGAAGCTGCATGCTGCTTGTTCTGATAAGAATGCAGTTCGTGTCGAAGTTACTGACTTTTTCGAGAAATATCTTTCTCTGCGCGCCAGAGATCCTGCGACTGGTGTATGGAAATCAGAATCAGTACCGTTTACAACTAAGATCGATGCCAGCCAGTATCCGAATTATCGTCTGAACTTTACTACTCATCTCGGAAGATCTCTATTCTCTGAATCATTCTGCGATCTCCCTGCACTTGATTGCGATCCGACTACCCAATTTACTGGAATTATTTACCCTATTACATCTGTATCTGGAGGATACAAGCGCCTCGAACTACAGATTGCTCCATCTAATAATGTTAATGGAACTAAAGTATTTAAAATGCTGGATAAGGATGATATCCGTGAGAGTTTTAGTGCTAAGATCATTGATGTTCATGATCCTTTCCCAGGTCATAAGTTGATTCTCAAATACATCTATCTTGCTGCTTACAATGCAGCCCCTGGTGATCTGGAGACCGATGTTGTTGATGCAGACGGAGAACTTTTAATCAGACAACTATCTCTTAAAGGGAGTGCATTAAATGTTATTAGATTTGATAGCGATATCAAAAAAGTATATCCCATTCAATGGGATCATCAACTTGCCATGGAGAAAAAGGCTATGGCAGCAATTGATGAAAACTATCAAATTAGTGCAGATGTACAGGTCTTAGATACCCAAGGTGTTATTTACAGAGATACTGATTTCAAATGGAAGAAGCAGATCGATGGAGGTATCCCAGTCGTCTATGATGCAAATGCCCAAATCGCTGAGACTAAGAGTTATTGCAGTGTTCTCGGACTTGATGAAAATGATGCCCGGGCCTGTTCTGATTTTATTGTTGATAAGCTAAGCAGAAAGGGAGATGTGACTGCTATGGCAACTGGTCTTACCAGTCTCCTTGATAATCCGCTATTCAAGTCTGCTCGCGCCAGTGTAGCTAAAATGCATCCAGAAATTGCTGTCGTAATTTTAGAAAATCTGGGATTCAGTAAGGTTAATGGACCTATTGTGGCTAATCGCCAAATTGCTGCATATGAGACTGTAGAGGATTGGCTGGGACGCATTAAAACTGAAAACCCTGCACTCTTTGTCCAGGTTAATCGGGAGAACATCCGCACATATCTCAGGGATGTGAATGCATGCACAGTTAGACATCCTAGCTCCCTTACCCAGAATATGGGCCTTGAGAATCCACTAGTTGGACGCGAAACATCTGAGTATCTGCAACAACTCGGTATCCCGAAATATAATGGACGTAATAATCCTTATAGAATTCAGGCAAATGCTCTTTATGGAGTTGCTAACATGGTATCGATGCAAGGAGTTTCTGCTCTACCCTCTGCCTTTACTGGAACTGTAATTTCTCCCCACCCTCCTCGCCTTGATATCTATAATGGATTCCAGATGAGAGGTGGTCGCCGCGGCCAAACTGGTGGGGCTCCTGCATCCTCTATTCCCCAGGCACTGTTCACTCGCGAAAGTTGGAACGCGATTCTTAAATCTGCACCTGTAAACAAGAAGCTGGGTGCAGAAACTGTTGCTGGAATTGAGAAAGATCTTAAGACAGTTGAGGAAATTGCCAGTCGCCGTGTTCCTCAGTTGAGCGAGTATCTGTTTTCCAAGAAGCTTGCGAATGAGGCTGGAGATCATACTCCTCAGGCTTGGACTCTTTTGGATGTAGCTAATAAGAAGAAGAAGTATGATGAGCTGGTAGCCGATGCTCAAGTAGCTAACTATGATCTTTTCCGCAAGATGGCTGCTGTGTCTCAGGTAATCCAGGTAGTTGGTGGACCAACCGCTCCCGCTCAGACAATTCGTCAAAAGGCTAACTTGGCAACTGCTCCTTTCAACTTTACTCGTTAAGTTGATTATTGTGATATATCATAATGTATTTTTTAGAATTATTCTAAAAAATAATATTTAAATTAAGTAAATAACATACCACCTAATCCATTCATTGTGCGGAGAATATTCCATCCTATTCCATATACGCTAATATTTGCATTATTGCCAATACCAATTGACGGATCGAGTGATAATTTAAGTTCAATATCATCAATAACTGTAGTATTTGCCGATCCTGATGGAAATGCCTCGGCTGGAAATATAGCAAATGAATATAAATTAATTCCAGTTGATGGACAACTTTTGAAGTAATGATATGGTTGTAATTTATCATAATATAATCCAGGTTTAACACCTGTTCGAGTTTGCCCATTAAATAATAATTCTGCATTTACTATTGGATTATTTCCTAGCAATTCTTTATTAGATCCGCGATAAGGTGATGTTGTATAATTAAACCAATCATTTGCATTTGATGACGAGTTTAATCTTACAACAACTATTATTGTTTTGATTGGATGATTAAGAGCTAACTTGAGACTTGCAATACTGCTTTGTACATTCTTAGATGCAGCCAATTGCACTTGCTCAATTAAATATTCTCTTGCAGTTTCACTGATACGAGCTCTTTCCTCTGAATCAAGATAAACATATTCCACATCAAGTCTACAATTTGTAAATACAGGATTAGTTGCGGCATATCCTCTAATACTTTTCTCCTTTGTCCCATCTTGTGGTACTGCAGAATATCCAGAATCTATCCCAATAATAGCATATCTTTGACGTGTGCGAATATCGGCTGGGGTAGATGTTAATGCAGTAAATGGTTGATCAGAAATTCTATTATATCGCATAACACGAGTTAGTGGATTAAAATCAACAAATACGCCACGGGCTATATTTCCATTAATATTTTGCTCAATATATTCATATGGTTTATATTGTACCGTATCATCAAGAAGATCTAATGTATGGACTGGTCCAACTGTATAACAACTACTTGCATCGGCAAATTCAACAATAATACGAGGTTGGCTATATTGTAATGCAACAATAGGAAGTGCAAGGATATTATGGCGAGAAAACCACAGACTTAGTGGTACATGGATGGTATATGCATCTTTACCATTACTCCAATCAGTTAAGTCTGGAATGTCTCCAATCAATGTTGCATGATTTTTATCATCTGATAGAGTTAATTCGGACCAAATATTCATCCATTCTCCTGTTTGACTATCGACGACTTGTCCACCAAGTTCAATAGATATTTTCGAGATCATGGCATATCCAATTCTCCTTGCCCAAGAAAATTTAGTAACTGGATCAAGAACTCCATTTTTCATAAATTGTGCAATTGGTGGTAATGTAACAACTAATGAAACACGATAGACCATATCCCCAGTTCTGCTTAATTTACAATGAACTGTTTCTCCCATTGCAACATTTGCCTTATTAAATGTCTGAGGTACAGGTTCAATTGCAAAATTTGTATGACGACGATATATAGTTTTAAACAGAGTTATTTGCGGATCGCCAATTAGCATCATATCTTGGATACCATATGAAACAAGTTGAATAAGTCCACCTCCCATCTTTGTCTTTATAAAACACTATGATATTAACCAACAACGCTCTAACGAGTATAATATTATAAATATTATACTTTTTTTAATAAATTAGTGTTGAAAAACACGTCCAGCCATTCCGCTCATACATCGCATCACATTATACCCTAATGCAAAAATACGAATTGTTACGGCATCGCCTGCATCCATTAATATTTTAATACTTGGATTTAATTTTATCACAAATGTGGCATCATCGATACGACTCATATTCACAACTCCAGTTGGATATGGTGCATATGGTTGGAGACCGATATTCCAAGTGTAAATACCGTCTCTTGGAGATGAATTCCATCCTTTAATCGATTGCGCGTAAGCATAATACTCACCAACTGTATCCTGTTGACGAGTCACGCCATTAAACTCAATTGCCATAGAATTAATAATAAGACCATTGTCAAGGCCTCCAGTGCATGTACATGTTGTAGTATTTGATGATATATCGCTAACTGCCATAGATGATACAGGTATTCCTTGTAGAGAACCATCGGTTTTGAATACTAATCCAGTATTGGTTATTGTATCTAATGTATTTTGACAAGTGCATTTATACCAACCAGTACTAGTCCATTTGTTTGTTTGCTCCATACTTCGTAGTCTTGTCTGTATTACAAATGCCTTGCATGGATTATGAAAATAGGTGCGTAATTTGTATCCCTCGCCCCAATCATAAGTATTAGCATCAATTGTAACTGTATCATGTTCTTGAATATATTCATACAAGTATTCATGGCGATTAGCGGCCATCCATTTACGCTCATCAATATCAAGATAGACATATCGCGACTGCATTGATAATCTTATTGCTGGTATTCCTTGACTTGCTCTTCCTAAACGGTCTCTAACTATCGAATATGCTCCATCGGGAGCTTGAATGCATTTGGAAAAATCTCGTATCTTACATCTAATTACCATTGGAGAATATTGTGTTGAAATTAATGGGTAAAACCATCCTGATTCCCGGCAATGTGGAAAAATAAGTGGCAATGATATATGCAATTTTAGCTTAGTGGTAGTATTCATTGTCCATGTTTCAGGTCTATTACCAATCAAATAATCATATCCAACTTTTTGATTAGTTTTACCTGTTAATTCATACCATATATCTAAGAAATCTGGTGTATGACGATCCCATGTTTCTCCTCCGATAGTCATCTCGATCCATTCAAACATATAATGTCCTAAACGCCTTATCCAGGCATAATCGATACCATTATTATTTTTAATTGCTGATATAACACTTTCTCTTAGCAATGTTAAATTATTATATGTTTTACCTAAATCATCAGCTCGATTTTCAAATATTGTCATTGTATTACCGATATCATCTAATAATGGTATATTCTGCTTAATTGAACTTGTACCATCAGGAATGTTATTTAGAACAAACATTAAATAATCTCTTGTGGTTGCTAGTACTCTTGGTGTATTTTCAGATAATGTAGCAGGAGATATCGCTTTGAAGAATTTTGTTAAATGAGATACACTAAGTGGATCTAAAATCCAAGAAGGTGTAAGTTGTGATATACTATCAACTATTAGATTATAAAGTTCACCAATTGAATAACATGTTAAATTTACAAATGCGAAAAAGTTTGGTACAATTGTTGTGTCCACTAAAGGATATGATGGTAAAATATTAGTATTTATTCTATTGATATAACTTGCAGAAATAGATGATATTGTATCAAGTGATGCCGATGATGTTGGATAATAAGTGAGAAGAGATAATAATGGTTTATTCTTTGCATATTTTTTGAGCTCATCATCTATCACTATTAATACTTGTTGCATAAAACCAATTGTGGAACTAATAATATTCTTAATATTACTTACTGCAGGATCTGATGCTAATACTGCTTGTAATTGATCAGGATTATTTTCAAATTTTGCACCAAATTGGATATTAAGGCCATAAGGATTATTTATACTCCCAACAATGAATTCATACATTAAGGAACCACTGAAATTTCCTACTTGTTGAGTTATTACTTTGTAGTCAAGAAGAACATTGGCATAAGTATCAGAATAATTACGAGAATTTAATAAATTAATATTACTCCAAAAAACAGCCAAATTGTCAAGATTTTTATAGGGCAGTGTACTTGATTGCGGATTAGCAACTATAAAAATATTAGGTGGATTTGTTATAGTAGTTGTGACATTATCACTAAATGTCATTTGAGGATAATTGGGTACTGCATTATATATAGTACCATTTGAATTATCAATATTTGTTGAAGCTTGAAGATTTGGTGAAGGATTTGTTACTGGTGATGCCGCTAAATTTACTGGAGCGACAGTTACCGGAACTCGTAAAATATAAGTACTTTCTAAAGTTATAAATGTAAAAGTTACATCAATTATTAATTGGGCGACAGCTCCTTGCTGCTGAAATCCAGAAAGTGAATCTGTAATATCCTGTAAGAATTTAAACCAATAATTTCGAATTGTTGTAATACCAACTCTTTGATTCTTAAAAAAGGTATAAACTATTATTGGATTACTTGAAGGTGTTGCTGCCTGATTTACAGTATTTGCAAGAACATCAAATGCAATAGGGAATAAATATGATGCAATTAATGCTATTAAACTATCCCGAACAATGCCAGCATAAGATGTTAGTACATATTTATCAAAATTTGTTAGTGTTGACGATATATTTGCCGCTGAAATTACAATATTATAAAAACGCTCGGAAATATAAAATAAGATTGCATCAAAATATAAAACATCTGTACTTGTATAATTTGCATTTGGACATATTGTTGATAGTGCAAATTTAGATACAAGTGCTGGAATACTTAACGGATGGTTGACTGATCCCGAAATCCATGGATCAATGAATCCTAAAATGAGAGAATCAAAACTATTTCCAAATAAATCACTAAATCCAGATATTACTGCAGCAGATTGATTTGATGTATATGTTGTAATTGTATCATTTATCATATGAGCATATGATGATGAATCTGCTAAACTACTTGTTTGTGTTACACCATTAATAACGTAATTAACATTCTTTGACAAATTCATATCATTTACCATATAATAATCTGATAATAGAAATGCTCTCAAATTTGCATTTGAAAAATTCTTCCAAGCATTTCCAGGAGTATTATTCATATCACCCGATGCATTTGTTGGTATCTCTACAAAATTAGAACCAGGCTTTTTCCAATATATAATATTTCCATATACCTCACTTAATGATGTTAAAGTATTCATTAGCAATGATGCATTATAATAGAAAATCAATGGTAATTCTTTTGTTAAACGCGAAATAGTTAAATTAATAAGTTGTGGTGTTACTGTAGTTGCTGATGCACTACTATTATTTATAATAAATTGCATTGCTTTAAAAGTATCAAGATCCCAAAAATCACTTGGTATAACTAGTGCTGCTCCTAAAATATCAGTTAATGTACGAGTGCCATAATCATCATCTAATTGAAAATATCGATTTGTGAAATTATTTACAAGATCGAGCAATGCTAGTTCACTTGTTGGATTAATTAAAATCATTGCATTAAGGTATTCATTTAGAGCAATTCTCAGTTCTTGGCTATCTGTTAGACGAAGAGTTGTTTCTCTTGCAGGCCCTAAACTATTCACAAAATCGAGTGTAGAAGAATATGGTATTGATGGTGACCAATATGTCAATAATGTACCTGTAGTTAGAGCTTTCAATATAGTACCCATAACTGTATTTGTATTAGCATTTGATTCTATGTTTGCTAATATTTGTTTAAGAGATTCATCCTGACTCATAGGTAATCCTAATTTAACGAGATTTATTAGACCATCGGCAATGGAGATATACTGTTCTTGATTATTTAAAATTAAAAGTTGTGTATTATCTAACCATGTTTGTATATTATCTGTTGTAGCTGGACGTCCATCAATATTTAATGCATTGAGACGATTGTTAATTTCAGTATTTGTTGATGGATTCCATGCCATTTCAAGCGGATCAATATCTACCTCAATTGTTTGATTTCCTAGCATATCTCCATCACGATTTACCTTAAATTCATATATTGAACCCCATCCACCAGAACCAGTCATAGGGCGGGTAACATCCTCTGTCGCGAAATTTGTGTATCTGCGATATACAGTTTTATACATGGTTATTTGCGGATCACCTATTAGAATACCATCTGCGTGGCCAGTTGCCACTAATTGGAGTAATGCACCACCCATTTTTAGCTTGTACTTATAAAAAGCTTTATGTTCCTAAGCTGCATACATAAATTTAAACTTATTTATTGTCAAAAATGTTAATTTATATAAATTTATATAAATTATTTAGTTTCTAAAAATTACATTCCATATATAAATGCCAGACCACAAACTCCGCTCATAAAACGTAGAACATTATAACTTAGGGCATATATACGCACCTTACCAGATATTGGTGATGCAGAATTGTATAAATAATCATAATTAAATACAATGTTCAATGTTGATTTGTCCAATCTACCCATATTACATGATCCGGTTGGCTGAGTTATTTCTGGGCGATCGGCAAAACTTAATACATTTACACCAGGGATTCCTCCCGAACGATGGTGCTGATATGTCATTAAATTCTCAAAAAATCGCTGATCACTTACCTCTGTACGGTTTAATTGATTGAGTGTAAGTTGGGTAGTATTAATTGCCATACGCGGAGTAGAAGGTGTTAATTGTGATGTTGGAAATATTGGAAATGCATTAGAAACTGATATACTATCCCGATTTGGAATAAGAGCATATGGAAGATCAATTGTACTTTGTGTTATTTGGGTGGTTAAGATAGTTTCTTGAGAGATAGATGGGGCTACATTTCTATCAAGAGTATAATTATCCCATTGGGGTTCATATGTATCATCGCTATTGTATATCATATCATCTCGCTGATGAAGCCATACTATTTCTTTTACAGGATTTGAAAAATGCATTTCAAAGTTATTTTGAGAAATTGGGAAATCTGAATATTCCTCTCTCTGAACTTGTCTAATTAAATATTCGTGACTAGATTGTGCAAATCTGCGCCTTTCAGTTGCATCTAAATAAACATAATCCATCCAAATGCTTGCATCCACAATACGCACAATTGATGGATCGAGGGCGCCTGGGATATTTGTATAACAAAGTTCCTCCATTTTTCTAAATTTTACCATAAGCTGAACATCATAATAATTAAGAGATATTAATGGTAATGCTAAACCATTATCCTGACAATACCAAAATGGTATTGGTGTAGCAATTGTATATGCTGGTTTTACTGTTGTGTCAAAATTAGTTAATTCTGGTACATCTCCGATTAAATCTCTATATCCTTTTTCTTGATCAACTGATGCTGTTAATTCGTGCCAAATATTAATCCATTCTCCCCATTGACGATCTATTCTATTACCACCAATTATGATATCAACCCATTCAATAATAAAATGACCTAGCTTACGAATCCATGCAAATTTAGCATAATTTGCAGTATTAACTATACTTGTTCCACTTTCGGCTTTGTAAGCTTTTAGAGCATTTTGATAGCTATTCCAATATTTTGTTTCGATTAGTTGTAATTGTGTTCGAACCAATTCAAATTTATCTAACATTGATGTTGTCGTATTTTGCTGAGATTGATAAAGTAGAGATAGAGCCGAAACTAGACTAGCCGACGAAACTCCGCAATCTCTTTCTAACAATGAAGCAAATGCTGTACGAATTGTTGAATTAGGTAATGGGTCTAATGTATTAAAGGTTGATGCGATCTTAGCTGTAACAATTGCATTACTTGCTGAATTTGATGATTGAATTAATCCAACTGATGCTCTATATGCTGCCATAGTCAAACCAACATAATTATGAATTGTTTGATAACTTGCATATGCAGTTTGCATACGTAGACTTAAAATATCAAGTTGCGGATCTGGCACTATTATAGGCCGAGGGATTGCCACCTCTGGTATTTTAACAATTAGTGTTGTGCGTGACATCAGATCGCCTAATTTATCAACTCGGCATATTAGGGTCTCTCCAAATGCCAAATTTGCGCCCTCAAACGGTAATTCTACTGTCTCTATTGCAAAATTAGTATGTTTGCGATAAACTGATTTGAAAAATGTAATTTGAGGGTTTCCTGTTAAGAAGATATCTTGGGCAGTATATGTTGTTAATTGGATAAGTCCACCTCCCATATTTTCTAAGTTTACTTAGTATTTATATTAGCAATGAAAATTGAGAGCTTAAAATAGGCGTATTAAGTCAAAAAATTGAAAAGTAAAACACTTGGAATGTTTATATATTTTTCGTATTATATACGTACAACCCCATCATCAACAGTTACAACTCAAGCCACCAAATTCAGAATATTCATACTTTCTTACAAGTTCATCTTGTCGAGACATTTGATATTTCAACATTCAAGACAAATGAATCCTTTCGCCGCACCATCATTCGCCCATACAAACCCTAGAAGTGAAGGAAGAACATATCTCGAGTCTGATAAAAAAGAAAATGCTTTTGCACAAAGTAGACAAATTACTCCGAGAGGATCTGGAAGTAATACGCCAAATATCCCGCTCCCAGATCTCAGCAATTTTCATGGTACATTTGCTGAATTAAACAAAAATGAACCACAATTCGTAAAGCAAAGTATGCAAGGTAATGCAGTGGAAGAAGAAAATTCGGGAATTATTAATGAAAGAAATAATGACAATTACGTAAATCTTAATTCTAAAATTGCGAAAGCAATTCTTAAAAAAATTCACATTGTGCGGGATAATGATAGCATTAATAGTAGCATATTTGGATGCATTGCTATGTTAGATGGAATAAAAACACTGATCATACAGGACACAAAGTATAATAGTGCAGATAGAAATGAAAAAATTCGGGTAAATGATATGCAACAAACAGCTATTTTGAAATTGCATTATTTCCAAAATATTGCAGAAGGGACAATAATTACCAGTGAAGATTATGCATATTTAGTTCATTGTGCCTTGCCAGCATGCGAACAATATTCTAAAACTTATAATGGTACTGGTATGTTGTTAATGCAATTGTGCAAAGATATTATCAGTAAAGTTGGAAGCGTAACTGATATCAATAATCAATTTCATGTATATCAATAATCAATTTCATGTATATCAATAATCAATTTCATGTATATCAATAATCAATTTCATG